TTTTCACCTTCACCTTCAGATACTTCATCTTTAGCTTCTTTTTTGTCTTCAGTTTTACCTTCAGAATCCGATGGTGCACCAGAATCAGACTCACCAGCACCATCATTTGCAGCACCATTATCACCAGATTCATCTTCACCTTTCATATCATCTTCTTCTTCAGATTTCTTAACATCCATAAATTCAGCAATAGCCTTAGCAGCTGCTAAAACATCTTCCCATGTCTTAACATTCATTGCCATATTTAAATAAGGCATTTCCTCAGCAGAAAACTCAACTGTAGATAATGAACGACCTTTAGCATGAATATTTAAACGATCAGCGAAATTGTAATTAGCAAATTTAGACTCAGGACCGAAGAAACCATCTTCGAATAATACTTTATAACCTTTAGTAAAAGCACGAACAATACCAGGATATGTTTCTTGAATTTTTGCTTCGATACGAATATCTTCAATGATATTAATTAGTGAACGTGGAACACCAGGTATCTCTTCTTCACAATCATGCCATCCTTCTACAGGTGTATATAAAGCATGACCAACTTCATGACCGATCATTAGATCATTTACATCCTTTCCACGATCCTTCCAGATTGGAAGATTAAGAACTCTATTTACAACATCAAACGATGCTGTTTCAAATTGACCGCGTCTAACTGTAATGTCCTCATTTGCGAGCAACTTAGCTAGATATTCTTGCGCGTTTAAATTCATAATATTACCTTTTTCTCAATTGCTATAATTACATTATACGCTTATTTTGGGGAAATGTCAACGAAAAAAGTGATTATTTTTGAAGTTTTTTGGGCTATATCTTTATAGCCCAGATGGGATAGAGAAATATACTCCAGATGGGCTATGCGAAAAACCAGCGATAAACACCTAAAGAATTAATTACTTGAAATACCATTTGCATCCAGAAGAATGAATACATTTGTTTACGTAGTCCTAACCAACCCAAAACACCAGAAGAAATTAAAAAGCATACAAAACCCCATCTTGAATATTCATGGATATTTAAAGCCACTAATAAGCCACCTGAGATACCTACTACAGCACCTACTCTTTCTAATAGTTTATCTGTTATAATCATGCGATCATTGAAAAGTTATTTGGTCTCTTAAATTCTATTTTATGTTCTAATTTTGATTCTAATAAATCAGGTTTATGTGAAATTACAAAAGTATTTGTATCTTTATCTAACGTATACAATATTTTCATTAGATTATCTACACCATCAGTATCAAGAGATGAATCAAATGTCTCATCGAGTATCAATAGATTAGTATTAGTTGAATTCTTCATTTTAGCTACTTGTCTCCAAGCGAATAATAATGATAAATCAATCCTTTGTTTTTCACCTTCTGAAAAATTGGAATAAACAAATGTATCTCTGTGTCTGCTCTTAATTGTTTCATTGAAAGATTCATCTAAATTAAAGTGGACAAAGAAATCTAATGTTTGAAGATACTTATTAATTAATGTATTCATTACAGGAAGATATTCTTTAATAATTTTAGTACGAATACCTGAATCTTTCAATAACTCTTGAGCTACGTCGAAATACAAGCCTTTAGTGGCCAATTCCTGGACCTCTGATGCACATTCATCGGCTTTTGTTTTTAATGTCTTTAGTTCAGATATTTCATTAGATAAATCTACTTCTTCTTTCTTCTGAACCTTTGATGTTTCCAACATATTAATTTGTGTCTGGATATTCTTCATCTCATTAGTTAATTTTCTATGAGTATCCAATAACGATTTAATATCTTCTATCTTCACATCATTATCGTTTTTCTCTGACGTGAGCTTATCATTTTGTTCCTTTAACGACTTAGCAGATTCTTTGATTGAATTAATTCTATCAGCTTTTAATTGTTGTGATAAATCTTGTGAACATGTAGGACAGGAATCATTATTCATATAAAATGAATGTTCTTTCGTTAAATCAGATATAGATTTATTAGTCTCTGCCTGTTTCGTATTTAAATCAATTGAGATTTTATTTAATTCAGAAAGAGCATCTTGACTAACTTCTGGAAGCTCATTAAGTATATTCATACCTTTAGCCTTTAACTTATCAATATCTCTATCGATTTGATCATTTAATTTATTATTTTCATTATGTACTTTCTTATTAATCTCTTTAACAGAATCAATATGAGACGATAAGTATTGAATCTTACCTTTAAGAACTTCTAATTCTGCTGTATTAGCTTTAAATTTAGCCTTATTCTCTTGAACCCTTTCTTTTAAGATAATCTTCATTTTAGAGAATATATTAATATCTAATAGATCCTCAATAACCTCTCTTCTGTGATTAGAAGGCAATTGCATGAATGGAATAAAAGAACTTGATCCTAATACAACAATTTGGTGAAATGATTTATGTGTTAATTTAAGAATATTCTGTTCTAAATATTTTTGATAATCCCTTACAGAGGCACTTTGATCAATCATTACTCCGTCTTGCCATATCTCAAATATATTAGGTTTAATACCTCTAACAATTTTAAAATCTGTCCCATGTGTATTAAACTCAACTTCAACAACGGTATTTTTTAAATTAACACTATTGATTAATTGATTCTTAGATACAGATCTATGAGGCTTTCCAAACAATCCGAAAGATAGAGCATCTAATATAGTTGATTTACCAGCACCATTATGACCTACTATTAAAGTAGATTTGTTTTTGTTTAGCTCTATTCTTATTGGATTATTGCCAGAAGATAAAAAATTACTAAACTGTACACTTTTAAATGTTATCATACTTTTTCTCTAGTTCTTCCAATTTCTTTTTGATTTCTTCTAATTCCCTTAAAATATCATCCATGTAGGTATGCAAGGCTTTCATTGTATCTCCATATCGAGTGCTTCAGTATGAAGCGAGTTCATTAAAGTTTTTACTCTGTCTTTATCCAAATCAGTAGTAACCGAATCGATATAGTGCATCATAAGTTCTGATGTATTTTCTACATTTTCCATATTAGATTCTACATTCTCACCTAAAAACTCTTGGAAATTTTCAACTATCTTTAACTCATGTGTGTTTAAATCAGAAATCCTGTCTACAAACTTATCAAACATAAACGGGTCGTTTTTCTTATCTACAATAACCTTTACAAATTTATTCCTTAAATATCCCACATCTATTTTGTGGTAATCTTTATTTGTATCATCATAATAAACTTTTTCAAATAATGGATTAGGATTTAATACAGGAGTGAGTTCCTTAGATTCGGTATCTAAGATATGAAAGTACTTCGGATCACCAGCATCATTCCAAGTAAATTCCATTTGAGATCCTAAATAATGAACATTGTCTTTTGATGATTTAGTATGGAAATGACCAGACAATACCATATCATAATTAGAGAATATATTATGATCCATACCATGCTTATTCACCATCCCTTTCATCATATCAAATCCAGTTAGCTCTAAGTGAGCCATTAATATACCTTTATTTTGTTTAATGTAATCAATGGATGTTTTATAATTCTCTTCATTAATCCAAGGTATAAAGTGTATATCTTCTCCGCCATAATTAACTTTAGTTGGCTTCATAAAGATATTAACTGTAGATGTGTAATATCCAAGTAATTCTTTTAAAGAACATAAGTCATTAGTATTCTTATGGAATGTATCATGATTACCAGGAATAATATCCATTTTCATTCCTCTTTCCTTCATAGGCTCTAAAAACATATAACGATTACGTCTTAATGCTTTAAAGTTGATATTTTTCCTATGATCGTAATAATCACCTAAATGGACTATTTGTTTAATGTTATGCTTATCACAATAAGGAAAGAAAACTTCTTGATAAAACTTTTCTTGATACTCAATAAAAATTTCAGAACTATTTCTAATACCACAATGAGTATCGTTTAATATAGCAACTTTACTCATTGTTTCTTAGCAAATTCTTTAACAGCTTCGTCTTTTTCTTTTAACGAAGATATCTTATCCCTTAGTCTGTCCACAAAAGCTTGATCCTCAGGTGAACTTTGATCGATATTATCAATGAATTGTTCTACGTCTGCTTGTTCTAAAAATCTAGTCTTAATATCAGCCTGTTTCTTTTCCTTAGTGATTCTTCTAATAAAGGCAAAATAGGCTATTTGTGTGAAATAAGAAAATGCATTAGGTTTTCCTGTTCTTGTAGCTGCTTCGATATTATAATTATGAATAGCCTTTAAACAATTCTCAACAGCATCCATTACCATTTCATCACGATATGTGTAACGAATAAAATTAGATTTATGTGACAATCCTTCACAAATTTTCATGAAGCATGTAGCGATATAATCTGTTACTTTCGGTCTTTCTATTCCTTCCTCATCACATTTTCTACATTCCTTAACGTAGTCTACTACAGCATAAGAAAAGTCTCTATTGTTAACGTAATGGGGTTTGTCTTTAGGTTTGATTTTTTCAGTCATCTTCTCATCTCACATTAAACATATTAATATTATAACATTTTTTCATAATTAAATCTATAGCCCATTTGGGCTATGGCTTATAGCCCATAATAGTTTAAGTTTTTTGGGCTAAAACCTCTATATAAAATAACTTGTTAGGGAAGGGTAGAATATACTTAATGGACCTTATAGTCCCCATCAGGGAATTCAATGTCTTCATCTTCATCACCTAACACTATCTTTAAGTAAGTAGCTTTCATATCTGTATCTACAGGAGATTCCATTAATATATTGTAACTATCTAGTTTATATACTTTAGAAGTAGTAAAAGGCATATAATCTTCTAATGTATAATGTTGATTATGATCAATAGCTATTTTCATAGGTTCTTCTATAGGAATAGAATTAGTACCCTTTATTGGTTCATGAACAAAAGCTATTATAGAATCTCCATTCATTAGTTTTAAATATCTAATGTTTAATTCTTCTAATGTTACAGGTGATTTAATCATAATATTATTTATCAAATATCAATCTCATAGATTTTAAACTTAAACTTCTGTTTAGCATAAATTTTTATTCGCTCACTTGCATGATTTAATGTATAATTTTTCTTTCTTCTATGATGCATATCATCAGCTATATCAAATAATTTAGTAACTCTTCCATCATCTGATTTTCTTAATCCTCTTCCTATTGATTGTAATATTTTGATTTGGGATTTAGACGGTGAAGCAAATATTACATTATGTAAATTACGAATATTAATACCTGTTGAGAATGTGCCTAATGAGGCTACAATAATAGCATTGGATTCATTCTCTGTTATCTTTCTTATATTCTCTCTTTGTTCTGCATCTGTATTACCAGATACAAAGAATATTTTTCTTCGATGATGTGCTTTCTCTTTAATTAAATCATAAAGAGGTTTTCCATGTTTTTCAACAAACTGGTAAAGAATAAGTGTATTACCTTCTTGATCTAATGCTAAATTTCTAATAAAATTATTTCGTGGAGCGTAATTTATAATAAAGTTAACTTCTTCTTGGTATTTGTTTTTAATATTCTGTTGAGAAATGATAGGATCATATTTTAATAATAATACTGATATATCCAGGCCTGCTAAATGATCCTGATCCATTAATTCCTTAGTAGTAGTAATATTCTTTACTGGACCAAATAATCCTTCTAATACTAATTTATGTGTTTGAGTTCCATCTAATGTGCCTGTTAAACCAAATCTATAATGTGCTTCACTTGACTTAGTCATAATGGTAGTTAAAGATTTGGCTTTAAAATTATGAGCCTCATCACCAATAACCATACCAAATTGCTGAAAATATTTCGCCGGCATTTGATAAATGGATTGCCAAGTGGAAATGTATATCCTTGCGTTTTTATTATTCTTTTCACATCCTTGCATAATTTGATGACATGTTTTAACATCAAAGTTATCATCAAATTGTGAATAATCAGCAAAGTCACCATACATTTGTTTTACTAAAGATGTAGTGGGAACAATCAATAATACTTTGCTTTTATAATGAGTTAAGAAGTATCTAATCAATAAGTAAATAACTAATGATTTACCAGAAGCTGTAGGACTTATTAATAATCCTTTTTTATATTTTAATCCATAAGATACAGCATCAATTTGATAATCTCTAGGTGTAATAGGTTTTCCGTTAGAGGATAATGTAATATCATTAAGCCAATCGATATTCTCATCGTATATAATATCAGGCCTTGAGTAAACAGGATTATCATCTTGTACTACTAAAGAATAACCTCTTTCATCACAAAATTCTTGGATATATCTGAATAAACCAGCATAGATTGTCTGACTTCTCATATCAAGAAGTCTTATCTTCCCATCCCACATTTTATTCTTGTAGGCAGGCATAAATCTATAGCCTGGTATGAAAAAGGTAAAGAATTCGTTTAATTCGTGTAAAAGACCTTTATCATCTGAATTAACGTGTAGAAACGCATAATTCTTTGCTCTGACTTGTAATTCCATTCATTATACACCAGCCTCAAATTGACGCCATTTAATGATATTGCCTATCTGCTGATGTCTCCACTTTATAGTATCTAATATTTCTTTTAATGTATCTACAAGAACTATATAGTATTCTAATTCAGCCTGGGCTTTTTGGATATCTGTATCTGAATCATAATAGTAATTCATATCACCTTTAAGAGGTTTACTTAACCCCTCAAATGGATCATATTGCCAACCAAAATCATCTATCTGATTTTGAGATAGCTTTCCGTTATAATATAACCATTTATTTTTCAGGAGTGTTTTATAATTGAGATCCTTTTGTTTCTTCTGCATTTTAGCAGAGGTAATTAAACCAAGGTATTTTGAATGAAGAGATGCATTTTTAATAGTAGTATCGTCGAGCTTAAACTCATCGATACGTCCATCTTCTTCCCACATTTTTAATATTTCTTGTAAATCCATAATATATCAATTATTATTTATAAATGCTTTTTTAATTAGATTTTTAGTGATCTTTGAATTTAAACCGAACTCCTGAATGTAATCTTTTAATGGACTTTGATTAAATGCTTCTTTCCAACCGTGTTTAGACACTGCATGTACTAAATCAATAGTACCGTATGCGTCTACTTCGTCTGGATTTGATAGATAACAACCTTTGTGATGTCTTGTATTATTTCTTTTTAAATGTTGATATAAATGACGATCCTCATGTGCACAAGTTAAAAGTAACTCTTCTTCACTAGTATTATCATTATAATGTATTTCTATAGATCCATCATCATGATAGAAAGAACCATCAATAGATAATTCTAAATCTTCGTCAAAAATAAATTCAATATGCGGATAGTTGTTCTGTATCTTTTTTATCATATATTTACATTATACCATATAATTGATTAAATGTCAACCGGTATTCTGACTTTTTTTTGAAAATATATGCGATACTCCATCTTGGATTCTCAGTATAAGCACAATGGAAGGTAGAATTCGGACGTGTTCCATAATAACCTGTTTTACAAGACCAACCTACTTTATCTTGAATAGTTATTATTTGATTATATTCATTGACGAATCTATAAAAACCATTTCCATCTTCAGAATGATTAAAAAGTATAGTATAACCAGGAGCATCACTATTATCATGCCAACCAATATATCCATTCTTGGGATAATAAGCAAATATAGCAGGTTTACCAAATGGTAAGAGATTATTAACATCATCAATAATATCTTGCCAACCATCAATAGGCTTATCTAGAAATTCACAACCTTTCATCATATTTGGAGGACCATCGTTCTCAACTCTGGCAATTTCCAAATATCTTTCAGATACTCCGAATTTTCCTCTATTAAGATTTCTTTCTATAATGGGGAGTTTACTAGTATCTTTTTGTTTGATTTTATCGTATAATGGATTAAGAAATGATAAATCAATATCAATTTCTTCCATTAATGTCCGCCGGATTCTGTATGCACCGGACAATACCAGGGAGTATTTGACCCAACATACGACCAAGCGTTATGTTTATATTCTTCATTGCCCGGGTATAATCTGCCTTCTGTCTTAGCTCCTTCAGCTGAATTTAATAATTCAACGATTCTAGGATTTGGTTCGCCTATAGAATTATCATCAACCCAAGTTGGTTCACCCCAGGCATTTCGTACATCTATATGTTTACCACATTTAGGACATTCCGCATTCGCAGGAATAACGCCACTCCAGCCACATTCACATTTTAATTCAGGACTTATATAATGTGGAGCTCCAATTCTTTTAATTCTGAATAACAATCTTCTTTGATAATCAGGTCTACCAGGAATGTATAAATCTAATCCTGAATGAACAGCTGTGGCAGGTACTAAATATACAGATCCTGGCCTTTGTGGATGAATAGATGTTGGATGTCCTAAACCATATCCACGTTTCCAATGCGTTTCGTCTGCCTCAAATGGATTATCAATTGTTTCGTGATAACGTGCAGCACCTTCCCAAGATGGATACCATTCAGGATTTAAACATACAACCAATGAATAATAATCTTTTCCATCTTCTTCTTTAATAACCGCAGCATCTCTATGTAAACCGGCTGAACCTCTCATTCTGAAGGAACTTCTTCTTGGCTTAGGACCATTCGGATTTTCTAATAGAATACCGCCGGCCTTTCCTGTAACATAACAGGTCCAAATACCTGGAGGATTTCCTACATCTGGTAATTTACCATAACCTGGTATTTCAGGATCATCACCAAATTGTTCACTCCACATAGGTCGAGTACCACCAATTTCTTCACCAAATCCATTCATGGCAAATTGACCATCCAGAAATTCTTTATTGATATATTGAAATAATTCATATATTTCAGGGGCTCTTCTCTTTACCGATGAATTACTCCAACCCCAAGGTTGTCTATAAACACCAGATGCAGCAGGATGTTTTTTCCAATGCATTGAATCTCGTATAGTTCCATCCCGGTTTAATTTTACTCTCATGGCTTTACCATCACCATACATTCCAGTATATCCATCAGGATTATCAACTAAAGATTTATCGTTTACCACATTTTGTTCTACGTTACCTCCCCAAGCAGACTTCGCACCTAAACCACTTCCACCTAAATACCAATAGGAATTAGTAACTAATGTATCAACTTTTCTTAATAAGGGATTATCTTTCCCTATATTATATTCTTTTATTACAGGTATAGTCATTCTTCTTCTTCCGTATAAGGGTTATGTAAATCTTTGTATTTGCATCTAAACATGATACGTCTAAGATAATCACCTCTTTGAGGCATAAATTTATCATTGGCTGCTGTATGTAGAGCATTTGCGGGTACAACAATTACACTTGCTGGTTTATGAGGAGCTACACCTGAGGCATAACCAATACCATAACCTCTTCTGAAGTGAACTTCATCAGCAGTCTCCGGATCCTCTAAATCATAGTATATTAGATCACCACCCCAAGATGGTTTCCAAAAACTATTCATATTAATTAGTATAGAAAAATATCCTTCTTCATATTCTTCAGGAATAGCATCCATATGAATACCAACAGTACCAATTCTCCTTTGTGACCCCTTCATATTTACAGATCTTCCGTCTTCTAATCTAGGGCCACCAGTTTTAGCTATTCCATAACAAGTCCAAATGGCTGGCATATGACCAGGTTCAGGCATTGTGCCATAAGTAGGTACTGTAGGATCATTACCATATTTTGGACTATAGAGTTTTCTGGTGGCTGCTATTTCTTCAGGGAATCCTTCAATTGTCATTGAGTTATTTAAGAATGTTTTATTTACATAATCAAATAAATCCCAGACTTTAGGAGCTCTTCTCCTCACAGATTCATCATTGCAACCAAACGGCGTTCTCCAAACACCTGAAGCATTAGGAACTTCAACCCAATCAGCAGAGCCTTTGATTGTTCCATTAGGATTGAGTTTAGCTATGATGCCACCTTCATCAGGTGATTCTACAGACTGTTCTTCGTGATTATTACCATATTTTGCACCTAAACCAGTGCCACCAACATACCATTCTTGATCTTTCAGGAATTGTTCACATTCTTTAAAGACCTGTAGACTGGGGTCTATATCATACATTTTCATAATATTATATAGGTTTTTACATTATCTCAAAATAAGAATAAGAAAAAGAAACTACAGCAGTTAGATATTCAACATCTGTAGTGGTAATATCAAATGGTAATGATGATAAACTTGTAGGAAATGCATCTACAAATTTAATTTGTTTTGTTACATTATTAGCACTTGATAGAATAGTAAGAGTTAAATCACGAGTATCAACGCCAACATCTGTATCTACTTGTTGATATAACCAATCATAAATTTCTTTATAGTTAATAAGATCCTCATCAACTAGAAATGAACATTCAAAATCACCATATACAATCTTATCTGCAGATACTAGTATATTGCGCGATGGAGAATTAAATGCTGCTCCAGTCGTCGAAACATCTGGAAGTATCATAGTTTGTATTGTAAATTCAGCATTAGGATTCGTTTGATTATCTAATGACAATACAAAGGATGTCGGATTTAAATAATTATTACTCATGTCTTTATTTATACGATAAAAAACCCTGCCGAAGCAGGGTTCTTATATTTCTTAGTTAAACTAATATTAGATATTAGAAACAGAGAATGAACGGTAGTAAACGTTGTTACCTGCACCAGCTTGAACAAATGGATTGTCAGCCATGCCATAACGAGTTTTGAAACCGATTCTTGGTTGGAAGTCGTTCTCACCAACAGTCTTCATCATTGATAAAGGAACGTATGGGCAATAGAACATACCAGCATCATAAGGATTAGAACCCTTATAACCAACAGTTACGTAATCGCTTGATGCATATGGATCAACATATACTGCGATACCACCATTTAAAGTACCAGCAAATAGGTTACCAGTTGCGTCTACATTCATAGAAGCAGTAGGACCATAGCTCATAGAACCAGTAGCGTTAAGAACTGCAGCTACGTTTGGAGAAACGATAGCGAAGTTACCTTTACCACGACGAGTAGCTGTAGCAATTGCATTAGCTTCTTTTTCGATAGTAGTTACAAGGTTCTTGTATACTTCAACTTCCCAACGACCGCCAGTTGAACCAGTACCGATAGCACCGTCAAAAGCAGTACCAGCAACAGCATTAGTGTTCATTCTGTCGATGATTTCACGGTTGATTTCAGCAAGAATCTCAGTAGATAAGATATTTGCTAATTCAGTTTCAGCAGAAAGACCATGAATCGCTTTAAGGTCTTGTGCTAATTCAACAGTGTAGTTAGCTTTAAGAGCACGTGATTGAGCAGTTACCGAAGTCTTATCGATAGTGAAGCCCATCTGGTTCATAGTAGTTGTCTCTGCAGTCGCAGTTGACATAGGACCAGAGAATGCTGTATCAGGCTCGTTGAACAACGCTTCGTCACCAGCTGTAGTACCACCAGCAGTAGTGTCGTAAGTTGACTTCATAGCGAAGATAAGACCAGTTGGACCAGTCATAGCTTGTACACCAGCTACGTCAAACGCGATTAGGTTTGGAGTAGCACGACGAACTAGTGAAATTAGAACTGGATCCCAATTCTGTGCATCACCAGCTACAGCAGCTTCGTTTAACTTTTGCTCTTGAAGAGCTTTTTCTTGGTTCTCAAGTACAACCGCAGTTACGGCTTTACGATGAGCATCTTTAATTGCACCAGCATCTTCTGATTCTAGTACAGGAGCCCACTTTTCTTGTAGGCTGTGAGTGTTTTGATCTGACATTATGATCTCTCCTTATTTAGATGTGTTTTTGATTGCATCAAGATATGACGCCATTGTAGCATCAACAACTTGCGTTTCTTCTTCAGCCGCATCTTCAGAAATAGCATCTACTTTTTCTTCAGTTGCATCTTGCTTAACGTTCATGTAAGACTCTTTGATAGTTGCTAATTTATCAGAAAACTCTTCATTATCAGAAGCTTCAATACCTTCTGCTAATTCTTTAAGTTTATCTGCTTCAGTAGCAGCTAGGCCTTCGCATGCTTCAGCAACAATTTCCGCTCTTTCGAAAGCTTTAACTTTCTCTAAAAGCTCTTTAGCTTGATCAGTAGCCTCAGCCAATTGTGCTTTAGCATCAGTAACTTCTTCAGTTAAAGCGTCAACGATATCAGCTTTATCTTCAGGAACATTGATATAATGCTCAGTAAACACATTGTGCATAGCGTCGATAAATGATTCTGTGATTTCAGACTTCAAAGAATGCTCAATAGCAACTTCGTTATCTTTCATCCAGTTCTCAACTACATAGTTAAGGTAACCATCTACTTTATCAACTAAATCTTCTTTAATTGCTTTTACTTCACCTTCTAAATCTGAAGCATAACGCTCCTCTAATTTAGAAACTTCTTTTTTGAGTTTAGCGTGTAAAGCTGATTCGAAAATTGTAGAAGCTTTCGCCTTAAAGTCTTCTGAAAGATCTTCACCCTCAACTAATGCATCAACATCAGCTTTAAATGCGTCTTCTTTCTGAACCTTTTTAGATTCTTTCTTCTCTATTTTCTTTTCAGATTCAACTTCGCCTTCCTCATCATCGTCCTCATCTTCTTCTTCGTCATCATCAGACATTTCAACTTTCGTTTTGTCTTTTGCTGCCTCTAGAATAGAATCAAGGTCATCTTTTGACATCTCTGCCAATTGAGCGTTAATTGCTGAAATAGTACGGGCTTCTGTTAAAGGCGCGTCATCAGAAACAGATTCTTCAATTTCTTGAGTCTCTACTTCCTCTACTACCGTTTCCTCAGCCACAACTTCTTCTGCGATAACGTCGTCTTGTTTGATTTCTTCAGACATAAATTTACTCCAAAAGAGTTATAGTTTTGAGAGGAAATGTTCAAATGCCTTAATCTGATCTGCAGATTTATCGGCCTCCATCATTTCTGTCTCACCTTCTTCACATTGCTCTTCAACTTGGATATAGTGTCCATCTTTATCCATTTTCCATTCTACTCCTTCCATAATGCCATTTACAAAAGCATTAGGAGCAGATGGATCCTGAACAATATCTACTGTAGAAAGACGAAAATCGTCACCTACTGTAGCAACACCATTCTTTGTTGTTAAACTTCCCATACCGCGACTTGAAACACCAAGTTGCACACCACCTTCAACCAAACCCTTTACGATTTGGCCCATAGGAGTATCCAAAATAAGTGCTTTACCAACCACATTATTACCGTCCCAATGAAGCTCAGTAATTTTGTGGCTAACTTTGTCAAGATTAATAGAAGGGCCTTCTGGGTGATTTAACTCACCTACCGCTCTACCAGTCTTAACTTGTTCGTTTACGTATCTATCTACTGCTGCTTGTAAAACCTCTCTGGGATAAATTCTCCCATTACGATTCTTACCTTCAGCTTGCATAAAGACACCTTCGATAAACACGTCTTTTTTACCATTCTTTCCTTCTTGAATAGTAAAACCTAAATTTGATTCGTTATATTCTGCAATTAGTTTCATAGGTCCATTACCTTTAAAAAATCTTTTAGTGCCTTTTCAGCATCCTTAACAGATTTGAATTTGTCTAATTTATCACCATTAACATACAAAACATTTTTGTTTGTAATAACCGCAGAAACATTTTTCTTCTTTCCTAACTTATTAAGTTCTTTAGCGACTTTTTCGCCTTTAGGTAAACCTAACTTCTTTTCAATTAGCAAATTAAAACTTTCTTTAAACGTCTGCATCTGTCTCCGGTGCCTCATCCTCTACCCCATATACAGAACTAGCAACTTCTTGCTTTTTCGCATCTAGAGCATCGTTAATTTTATCTTTCATAATACTATTAAAAATATTATTACTCTTAGCGACATCGCCGCTTTTAATATTATCAATCAAATCATTTGTATCCATACGTTACCTTTATTTATAAAAAATTAAATTTCATCCTCAAAGTCTTCTTCGTCATCACCACTTTCCTGGTTTTGTTTGGTGATTTCTTCAATTTCTTCATCGCTCTGACGTAATATTTTCTTCTTAACATATTCCTTAGAATAGTAAGTTCCTACATACTCATCCAACAAAGCAAGATTTTCTAAACGCTCTTTAAGAATTTCTGATTCTTTTAATTCAGCATAATAATTATCTCTAGCAAATTCAATAGATAAATCATGTCTAAGTTGTGACCAATCAGACGGAACAATAATATTTTTTAATATTAATTGGCGCTTTAATGCTTCTAAGAATAGATGAGAGAATTTATTTCTAATTCTATCGATAAACTTCTGAAACTTTAATTCATCACGAGTAATTTCAGATGATCTACCTACATTAAATGTAGAATCCTGTTCTAGTCTTGATAATGGAACATTTAACGCTCTATATAATTTCTTCTGGAAATATACAATATCCTCTACCTCACCTAGATTTTGACCACCCGGTAATGTAGTAATTTCTGTACCTCTTCCACCTTCTCTACGAGGTAACCAGAAGTCTTCCATAACTGATTTATGATCTCTCTGATCTTTTATTTCACCTGTAGATGAATCATATACAATCTTATTACGATACTTGTTCATAGTATCTGCCAAATAAGATTCTGCTTTGTTTTTAGGAAGGTTACCGACATCAATATAGAATATTCTACGCTCAGGAGCTCTACTAATTCTATAGATTACCATAGAATCTTCCATCATTGATAATTGATTAAGAGGTTTTAAAGCTTTATGTAAATAACCAATAACTTTATCTCTTCTCTCATTTAATAGACCCGAGTTTACCTGGATAATAGCATCGGTAGAGATCTTTAAACCCGAATCACTTTGTTCATGTGATTTATTTTGATATAGGTAATATTCCTGAATTACTCTTTCTAATTCAGCACCAGTTTTAGGATCTTTAACCTTTTCAACTTCCTTTACCTTTCTAATTCTGGTTGGATCGATTTGTTTTAAATCAAGGATACCATTACCTGGATTTTTAGTATCAATAATTACATGATAGAATAAACGTCCATCAATATACCATCTCTTAAATAAATCGTAGGCGTTCTCTTCAAAGTTTAATTTTTGTAATACTTTAGTAAATTCTTCTTGAATTAATTTCTTTACTTTATCTGATTGATCTAATTTTTCAAGATTAAGTGTTACAATGTCTTCTTCTGAAGTTACAATAGTTTCATTAGTAATATCTTCAATCGCCATATCAATTTCAGGATATCCTGCGACTGCTCTATATTTAAATATTAACTCCTGATCACTTTTAAACTTATCGCCACTAATGTCTAAGTATTGACCAAAATATCCACCGGACGGGGCGACCTCGTACGATCCATCCTCATTTGAAGATGTAAACGATAACGCTTGCTTTTTTTCTTCACTCTTCTTCCTTTTAAAGAAGAATCCAAATAAGTTGTTGCCTTCTGCCATAATTTTCTCTTTTTAAAAGATTACGTATATTATTTATAACCTTTTAAAAAGAGGGGAAATTAATCCCCTCCATATTTTTATGATGTCTTATCAGACTCCCAATACTGTACTTGTAGCTCAACAGTAAACTCTTCAATTGTGTTCTCTTGATCATAAGATACTTCAATAGCACCTAAGTTCGTAGGGAAACAACCACGGATATTATAGCTCTTTAAGTCAGTGCCATCTTTATCCAGTTGTGCCACAATCATATCTGCCATATAGTCAGACGGATTAGTTAAACCAGTATTAGCATTGTGTTGGTTAATACCATTCATCCACTCCTCGAAAGAATTACGAACATCAAAATCAGTATCATTGATAATTGTAATATTCCAAGGTTCAAATGTTCTATCACCAGCAATCTGTAATTGTCTACCACGGAAAGGTACCATGATAGGTGCAATAATAGAAGCTGGTAATTGAGCAGCTTTGATCATGAATGAAGCTTTCTCTACGTCAGCAGTAACATAACCTGGGAAACCTAATGTCGCTTTAAATAAATTAGAACGAGCACCACCACCAGTTAGTTTTGCTTTAAAATCATCTACGCCTAGGATCGCCATTTTAGTTACCTCCTGCAATTTCACTAAACTCAACACCAGTTCTAGTAGCGATGAAGTTTAATGTTATAAAGTTAATAGAACGTGCAGGTTTGATGTAAATATCAGCAACAAAACGATTAGTATCGATAATATCACCAGTATTATTAGTGTCATCACAAACTACTTTAAAGTCTGTAACACCACGTCTACCCTTAACATCCCTTAAGAATGGCTCAACCATATTTCTAAATTGTGCTCTTGTGAACTCATCATTGAATTCAAATAAAGACGCTTTAGAAGCTCTTGAAATAGCTTTCTCAAGAACGATGAACAATCTGCGAACATTGATTCTATCAAATGCAGAAGCTTTATATTGTAGAGTCTTATCACCATATAAAAGAGTACCAGCACCCGGGAATGAAACCAGAGGATTAATACCATTCTTATATAGATCGTCTCTTTCTGCTTGTTTAGGATTGAATGCCAATTTAGTTACATTTCTAATATTACCACGAGTAAAACCAGCTGGACTAAACCAAGCATCAGCAACTAGATCTGCGTTAGCAGCAAGACCAGCCATTGAACCTGAAGCAGGAACCCAACGGTAAGTATCGTTGTACTTATCATAAACATACAAAGCTGAAGAATCAGCAAATGCGTATGAAGATGAAGTTAACGATGATCTCCATGTAATAATATCAGTAGCAGCATTTGGATTTGAAATACTATCTGAAGTATTAGGTGAAACAAATGCAACAGTGTCTTTACGACCTTCAGCAATTGCAATTGCCTTATTACAAGCTGTTATATGATCTGCACCAGAAAGATCAGCACCATTCATTAATAGTGAAATCTCTACTGTTTCAGCATCGCCAAACATATCCATACCATCAGTAACCAAACCAACAGTTAGAGTATCGTCGGAAACACCACCAGATAAAGTAGTATCAGATGTAGAACCAGCACCAGCTGATGCAGGAGCTGTATTATAAGCCACAACGTTACCAGTTGTACCACCCATTGCCGTAAATGCAGTACCAGAATCTGCAAACTCACTTGTGAATGCTGTTGTTACACGAATCCAATTAGATTGTGTGTTAATTACATTCTTCCAGTAGTTTGAAGTACCATCTGATGATTTCGCATCTGAAGCTTGAGAAACATATGAATATGTCTCAAGAATTGTACCTGCAGCACCTGTAATTACACCATTAGCGTCAGCAACTACGATATGCATTTCGTCATTTGAACAGTTAAATGCTTCTGCTTGTGCTGAAGTACCCGGAGCAGAGTTAAAATTGTCTTTACTGGCCCAACCCGCGAAGGCACCTGAATCAGCAGGACAAATTTCAACGATAATTGAGTTACCAATTACGCCTGGATATTTTGCTACTAGATTATCAACGCCTGAATATACCTGAGCGTCGTCATCGTTTTTAATTAATGAACCTGAACCACCGTCACCAGCATTTAGTGCGGATGATCCAACCTTACGAACTACTCTTAAAGTGTTCGCATATGCTAAAAATTGAGAAGCTGTTAAAAATGTACTAAAAGTGTCATCATTCGGCTTCCCAAAAACCGAAACTAATTGCTCTTCTGAACCAACCGTCTGGATAACATCTGCCGGACCCCATTGAAATGAGCCTGCAATTGCACCAATCGAAGATGATACAGCCGGAACAACATTAGTAAGGTCAATTTCTTTTACCTGTACACCAGGTGAAACTAAAAAGGCCATGTGTTATTCTCCTAAATCAAGATTTAATATGTTATTCATAATACGTATATTTCAATACACTTATTTATACATTCCTATCCTTCCCATACTACCCAGCCATCATCTTGTTCAGATTCGGGCATAATACCAACAGGTATTAAATCATCTTCAATTTGTTTTGCTTTCTCAGCATATAACATATTTTTCATATTAACATCAGTGGCTTCTTGAAAAAATGGTGTTGTAGTAAACCATCCAAACAATACTAGATTCATCATTAAATCATCATAATTACCTGGTTCAGCTTCATAACTAGAACCTCTAGCAACAAACGTTGACATTTCATGAATAGTATTCCCATCTACAATTTCTACTTTATTCTGCTCTAAAATATCTTTAATCGTGGCACAACCGACTCTTTTAATCTTTCTTGTCATAGTAACACCAATAGCATTAGCCTTTACCATGGATTCTACATAAACATTCTCATATTCTAAGTCATAATATAAACCATTGCAAACAACTGCCCCTTGATCATTAGATTCAATTACTACATAACCTTCATTATAATAACTTGCATATTTGTATATAACATCAGGAAATAATAAAGGTGATATCATATTATCTTGAAATACCGCTACTTGTTTAAAGGGTTTTGCAGAAACATCAATAATATTAAATGTAGAATAATCTTGTCCTCTACCTTTGGATACATCAACAAACATTAAATAATGATGGCCCTCTATTGGATCTTCATATATTCTAACATTATTATGAATAGAATTAGGCTCTACTGACTTTAATGCTAATAATGTTTCTGCATTAATTAAAGTATTACCAGTACCCTGGAAATTATTGCCGAATTCCTGATCGAATTGTAATTCGGAAGTATTAGCAATAGTCATGCGTTTCCATTCATCATCTCTACCAGGGACATCCCACCAATCTACTCTGAATGGTTTAAATTCATTTGTACCTTGCACAGCTCCTTCATATAACTTATGATATATGTTTCCTAAACCATTTGCTGTAGAAGTAATAATAACTTTAGTAGATTTACCAGCTGAAATTACAGGATAAGTTGAAGTATAAAATTCAGTAGCATTTTCTACGAAAGCAAACTCATCGAGATACAATAAGTTAATAGACATACCACGAATAGAAGAACCAGAAGTTGCAGCTGCAACAACACGACTATTATTTGAAAATTCTATCGAACCTTTATTTAATGCCTTACAACCCGGTTGTAAGAAGAATGGAAGATTCTCTAACATTAATGTTATACGTGCTAACATTTCTCTAGCTGTAGAACCTTTATTAGCTAATACAGCAATAGTCTGTTCTGATTTAAATATTGCGTACCATAAAAGATAAGCCACAGTAGATATAGACTTACCGGATTGTCTACATGCAAGAACAATAGAAAATCTATTATCATTGAAATGTTTAAACATTTCTTTTTGATAAGGATATAATTTGAATGGAACTAAACCATCATCCAAAGATATTACTTTACAATAGGTTTCTGCGAAGTGTACAGGATCTTCCATACACTTCTTATATTCAAGTATATCTTCTTTAGTCCAATTCTGTGAAACACCGTCTCTCTTAACTTGGGCGTTCCCTAGATATGATTCAGGTCTGGTTGTCGTCATGTTCAATCACTGTTTCATCGCGTAATATTCTTTGTAAATCAGTAGTAGATCCTACAAAGATATTATTATTAGTGATAGAATCATTGCCGCCAGTATTAGATAGACTTCCAACATTTTTAACTTCTTTGGTTTGTTTTTGTAACTTCATTAATTTCTCGCTAATTTCAGCATTTTGCTTTATTAGTTGACCGAGAACTTCAAATGCTCTGGGATGTTCTGATTCCCTAGCTAACTCCATCATTAATTGAATAGCCTCATCACCTTGTGCGGCTAAATCATATAAATTCTTTCTTATATTTTTATAATCATCATCTAAATCACTCATAATTACGGCTCATTAAAAAAGTCAATAGTTTCAGTGTATGGTACTGTAGTTCCGTCTACTTTCTGTACCTCAATATTTTCTCTGGATTCAGAATCTAAATAATATACTTCGGTCTTCTCAATAATACCTCTATCTTGAATACCTCTATAATATCTAATTCTTGTTTCAAAGGTTAATGTGTATATTACAGCTCTTCTCGATAAGAAGTCACCTTCATATTCATCATTTAACGTTACACCTGTTAATACAATCGGTACATCACTTGTTAAATCTAAATCAGGAATATCTTTAATAGTTACGGTAAAGTCTGGTTGAAATACTGGAAGAATTTGTTCTAGAATTTGTAAAGCCTCATCTTGAGCCTTAGCCATAATATTTAATTCAAAACCAACTTTATATACTGCTGGAGCTCCTAATGATTTTCTATTTTTAGGATCATTCGGATCTACCTTAGCATATACTTTAGTTTTATTAATTCTTGCCGCCCCATCGTAAGTCATATCAACAATTTCAAAACTCATCCTTGGCAATTTAATAGCCATTTTAGTATCTGTTAAATCAGACATCCTAGCTAAGAATTTTTGACGAGGTCCGTACGCCAAAGGTACTTTTGTAGTTTGCAATTCATCACCAGCAGAATTATATTTCTTTACTGAAATATTAGAGAATAGAGATCCAAATACAGATACCATTCTTCTAGTTGATTCGTTATACCAATGATCACCAAACATTAAAATTCTCCAAATGGATTTGTTTCAGTAAAGTCTATAATATCATCTGCTTCAAAATTAATAGCATCGTTATCCGCTAAAGGATCTCTATTGAAATTTGTTACGTCTGTTTTCAAACTTAATACATTATATGAAGCACCAGATTCTGTACCTGTAACTGGATTATTAACGTCTACATATAATTGTCTAAATTTACCTTCACTAGTTAATGAAACAACTGTAAGATTACCTGAGGATGCTCCCATATCTTCCCAAGCAGCAACTTCACCTTCAATATAAATTGGATCACCATTTATATCATTATTTCCAGTCCATTGTCTAACCGTCTCACCAATCTCATAATCACCAGCACCTGCTGCCATAATATAAGTGTATGAAGTGGCATAATTAGTTTCTAACTTATCAATACCAGGAATATCAGTATCAAATTGCTGATCATTATATTCAAATAATTCAGCTTGTAATTTATATACTGGAAGATTTTGTAACTGATAGAAAGGCTGTTCATGTTCAACAAACTTAATTTCAAATATTGAATTAGACATTGGAAGATATAATAAATCACCTTCCATAGGTCTGAATGAATCAGAGTTACCTGTTGCCGGTGATAAATAAGCACCTACCTGTTTTTCCCACCTTCTCTTGGCAACAATAAATGTGGCTTGATCTCTAATTTCTAAACCAAATTTAGTAAGAAGATCACCTTCACCTTCAAATCCATCCACATTTTCAATGTACATTTCAACAACGTATGAATCGGTGAATTTTGAATAAGATTCATTTAATATCTCATCCAAGGATATTTCTTGTCTTGGAATATAGACAATATCCTGTCCATAGATTTGCATAGATTCAATAATTAAATCTTCATATAAATCTTGTTCAGATACTACATTGCCAGAAAAGTAAACATTTTTCATTTATTACCCCATGAGGAATGTGTCGGGCTCTGACCAATTCAAAATCATTTCCTCTTCGATTCTCATAATTTCTTCATTTGCTTGATTATATATTTCAAGGCCATTCATAGTAACTCCACCAGGTAATTGCATACCTTCAAACTTACTCATGTTAGCACCCCACTGTCTTTTAATTAGGGCAGTAACGTATCTCTTTAAAAACATATCATTATATACGTCACTGTATTGCTCCGGATCGATTGATTCTATAGTTTCTATTACAATATAATCTCCAGCTTCTAAACCGCCAAAACCCTGATCTACATGAAGGCGATTCATATGCCTATTAAATCTTAATAATTCAGCTGAATTTAATCTATGATCAATCAGATTTAAATGTTGCATTCTTTGATCATATAATTGTAAATTACCAGAAGCACCCCAAGTCATAATGTCATGAAGTCTCATCTGATATTCTACATTAAATTCCAAATTAATATTGCTATTGCCAAAGTCTAAAACACGCATAACAGTCAATACAGAATCCGGGGTATCAATATATGAGTTAGTAATATCTGTGGCAGTTAACTGGTGTTTACGATAGTTCCTGATAACAGCATCAGTATGATATTCTTGATAATATTGAATAGCATCATCAATTCTATCTTCTACTTGATCTGGATCTACATTAATTTCGATTACAGGTGCACCCAATGCTCTTAAAGCATGATCTGCCAATTCTGCTCTACTGGTTACCTTAGCCATAATAATTCCTTAATTTTATACAGTTATTTATAAGCATTTGATTTTTGATTCAACATTGGTGTAAACTGATTTATTTTTACTAGAGAAAGCCTTACCATTTAATAATTGTGCATTAGATTTATTAATTAACGTAGCATCTAAATGATGACCTCTATAATAAGCAATTTTAGCTGAATCGACAGGATTTGTTTGAAGACCTATTAATGCCTCATCTGTCCCTGATGCTTCTGCTATATGTGATACTACTAACGCTGAAATTAAATCTGGATTTCTAACATCAATAATGTATTCCTTTGTCTTTTTCTCATCTAAATCTCTTTGTATTTGTTCCATAGCCAAAGGTAACTTAAATTCAAATTTTGGCATATACCAATCTCTATTATTATATTTTGCAGCTGCTTCAATTTGATTATTCATTCTGTTTAATGAGGTTTGAAACCAATCAACATTTAATATTTGAAAATACCCATAAGCTCCTGATGTCTTATTAGCTAATGTCCATTCCCAAGGTTCATTTTCTACATCTACAATAACCGATAACATCCAAAGCATATTAGATTCAAATTCATCGTAAGAAACATCCACTAATTTATTTCTTCTCATTAATGAATCGTAAGTAAGCATTATAGCGAATCTAGTATATCTACCAAATAATTGACCAGAATATTTTAAAGCGTTATCGCTCTTCTTACAAGCATTTAATTTCTTCGGAGGAAAAATACGAGAAGTAACAGCTGATGTAAAATAATCTAAAAACCAATTGCTCATATTACCAACCCTCAGGAGGAGTCAATAAATCTTCTATTGCTTCCTCTAAATCACCTAAACCTTCCATTAAATATATCCAGCCCTCAACAATATTATCTTCCCAAATATATTTTTCTGCAGCACCAAATGCGGCAAATGGAAGCGTAGAAAGAACATCTACTGTTTGTACAAACATAGCTAATGCTAGATTATCCATTCTATCATGAAATGGTATATCGGTATTACCAAATTGAGCCATATTCCAAGTGGACTCTCCATAATATTTGGTTAAGGCACTGTTAAGTTGTTTCATATCACTAGACTTCCAAATATCCCAATATTCTTCGTTATCACTAAACCAAGACGTAGTACCTGTTAATACTACTAATAATAAATTAAGCCTCCATGATTTATTAGGAGTATTTTCAACATCATCCATTAAATCCGCCCACCATTTCGGAGGCTCTGAATTATTTCTGGAAACGTATATGTCTCTTATCTCTTTAATAGTTTCAGAATCTAATAATTTACCATCTTGTAATGTGTTTAATGCGGCATACACTGTACCATTCATTTTAATTTTAGCAGCATTAAGAGTATCACCAGATACTAGTATTTCAGCAAAATCAGATAAACCTCCGGTATGAATAACCTTAGAGCCTGCTGGTATAATAAAGAACATTTTTTCTTTACCCACCTCAATATCCTTTGCATCCACGACTGTGGCAGAATATGTTGAAGCATTCTTTATAGGCTTACTAGCATTATCTTCAAAAGATGTGTCATATAACTTATGAATTCTTTCAATAATTATTGGCTTGTCTAATACAATAGAGGAATGTTTCCATAATACATCAGCAATGTTTTGATGGTGCATGTTATCGATCATAACCTTCTGAGTTTCCATCATAAGATCGCTTATTGTTCTATATTGTGCTTGTATTAATGCAATATCTGATTTAAGCTTTAATGTTTTGGTAGTCGCATCAAATTCATACATTTTTTCGTGCAAAGATCGCCTCTGTCTATTTAATCTGCCAAAATTATCTATTTGATCTTTATATTTTGTTATGAATTCCTCATATGGAATCCACTTTCCTTTAACATAAGCTCCTTGGGCACCTCTAAATGATTGTATATCTTTAGCGTATTGTGGTTGTCTACTTAATACTTCATCAATTTGATCATTATATTCTTTAACAGTTTTAAATACACCTCCTACCAAAACATCATTTCTTTGTGTTTTAGTAAGTTGACTATGTTCTTTTACTTGATTGAAAATAGTAAGAGCCGCTATCATCTCTAATACATTAAGTTTAGATGCGGTATAACTCCTCATCAGAGGTTCTGATGTTTTAGTTGGTGTGTATGATTCGTTTATAAGAACATTAGGGGATCCTGACGTTACAGTTATTCCACAGGAATAAGGATCACCAACTCTGCCTAATGGTTGTCCATTAACAAATACATTTGGTGAACCTGATGTTAACGCGGTTTCATGCGTTGGACAGGTAACAGGAGCATATGGATGAGCAGTATTTGTATCCCCAACTCTATGGGCAGCTATGCCATTAATAAAAACATTTGGAGAACCAGTTGCTGCTGTAGGGGTTACACCACATTCATGTACGGATACTGTATCCCCTATTCTTGCTGCGCTAGCCATTTCATAATCTAGTAATCTTTCTTCTTACGGCGCATTGTTGATAATGGTTTAGGGGTTGTTGCTACATTAGCTGTAGTCACATCCTCTGTCTTAGGCTTTGAAGAAACACCATCGATTTCCAAAACATCATCATTCTTTACTTCATAAGTATCTTTCTTACATTTCTTTTTCTTTAGTAAAGCTCTCTTCACCGCTTCCTTATAACCTTTAGTTCTCATATCAACTGCCACTGCTTCTTCGATTTCAACTTCTTCTTTCAGATTACCTGCTTTCCATTGCATCGCAACCATGTTTAACCAAACAATAACATCTTGTATTGTCTTTACATTAAACTTAGCGAAATTATTTGCCTTAATCATCTTGTTGATGTTAATATTCTGGAAACCTTTATAGTCTTTTAATTTTGAATAATCTATGTTCGGAACATCAAAAGCTTCATTTAATTTATTCATATCTTCTACCGATTCTCTTTGACCCCAATCAAAAGGTTCATATCTTGGTTTGTCACCCTCTATCTTTTTCTGTTGTTGGTAACTCATCTTAAACCAAGTTCCGTCTTTCAATGCTTTTGCTTTTTCTTTAGTCCACATTGTTTGGATTGGTTCTTTTTGTTTAGTCTGCGATGCTATACTTTTAGACATTGCTACAGCATGTTTCCTAAAAGCTTTTAGATCTTGTTTTATAGCGGCATCTATCATACCTTCTTGTGCTTTTCTCTGTGCTGCTCGACTACGATTTCTTCCAGCAGTCGAACCACCTCTCGATGCTACTGCTTTATTTTTGAAACCCTTTTCACCAGAATAACCAGCGCCTTTAAAGTTATCATCACTTGGTACTCTTGCTTCCTTAATCGCAAACTTCTTACGAATATCAGCCATCATTTTATCTTCTTCTTTATTAGATAATGGTTTATCAGTAGAGAATACTACATGTCTCTTTCCTTTAGAATCAGTATAACCAATATTAGTAGTTTTACCAACTCTTGATGCGAAAGGAATAATACCACCTTTAGATGACTTAGCAACACTCGCACCCATTTTCTTACTGAGATTATTTACTGCTTTAATCCAATCTTTGTTAAGTGCTTCGTCTAAATCTAAATCTTCTTTTTTAAATCCTTTTTTAAACTTGTCCATGAAAGTAGGATTCTTCTTTCTCTTCGATGCTCTTAACTTTTTTAATCTTTCATTATTATCATCACGAACACGGTCGATGTGTTTTCTAGTGCCTTTAGAAAGTGGAGAAAGTCCCTCATCTACATCTGTCTCATTATCAGCCTTCCAATTTTTATCTACGTAATTAAAAAATTCCTTTTTCTTATCGCCAGATAATTGATCAGGTTCATCAACACCAAACTTCTTTAGTGCTTTTTTAAAAAATGCCTGGTATGCTTCTTTATCGCCTTTTAATGATTCAGTAAATGATTTCATAAATTTATTCCGTTAATGGGGTGATTTTAAAATTATGGCCACTATCAGGACCAATAACTATGCCTTTAATTGTATCAATTTTTTCAGATAAATGACTATTTTGTGATCCCAGTTTATTCAATTCGATCATTATGTCTTCTTTCATTTTAGGAAACAATAATCTAAACTCTGTATTTAGTCTAACCTCTTTTCGTAGATTGTCTACATTGGCGGTTATAGCCGAAGCCCACCAAACTGAAGCTATTGTTTGTGTGAAAATAGCTAATATAATTGCCGCAGAAGAGTTCTTAACCCAATTGGGGACTTCCGCTTTTTTATTCTCGTAATTCTTCACATCCCTTTGCAATACTGCTAATTCTATTTCCAGTGCGCTTAAATCCTTATGCTCCATCTGTTTTCCTTCTAACAAATACTATTAATATTTATATTTTATTTGCCTTAGAAATGATTTTACCGAGCCTTAAATTGCCAATTTTATCATTAGGGACGTATCTCCAAATGTAACCTTTCGCGTCATCATTATATCCAAAAACTGTTACAGTTAGTCCTATCCTTATTATAGTAGCTCTCTTATCATCTAGGATTACTTCGTCACCCTCTTTGAAAGGACTAAAGAGTTTAAATGCGACTCCATTAGCTAAATCAATGGCCAAATCCTTCACAAATATACCCGTAATGATAACGATCAATAACGCCAAAAAGGGTGTTATTAAATCAGCTACCTGTAAACTAAACGTATCTAAAGTTAAAATTTCCATTTTATTCTCCACATTAACTATATTTATACGTTCTTACCCTTATATATAATATAGTGATTTTATAAATCTATATTATGATCGAATTATTATTATTGGCCTTAGCTGGTGTAGGCGTTGGTGTATTAACAGGATTATTACCTGCATTACCGGTATTCACAGGCCCTTTCCTATTATTTTACTTTTATAATGATTTCCCTTTAGAACATCTAATTACCTTTTGGTTAGCTGTTGTATCTGGATCACAATTCTTCGGCTCAATCGCCGTTATCACAACAAAAATACCTGGAGAAGAATCAAGTCTAGTTTATATTCGTGACTTAGATAATTTAACACATGAAGTTAAAAATTCACTCCTTCATTCCACCGCTTATGGTTCTTGGATTGCTGGAACTCTATCTACATTATTTGTATGGTTCTGTATAGAATATATTAATATTGCTAATATGCCTTGGTTAATGGGTATTCCATTCCAGGCCTCATTGTATACTTTAGCTATGTTATCCTTTGTATTTTTAGATAAGAGATGGTGGTGGACAATAGGTTTAGTATTACTCGGTATAATGCTAGGTCCTAAACAAAATTATGCTATTCCTGATACTTGGTTTAATTTACAATATTATACTCAAGGATATACGTTCTATATGTTAGCATTAGGGGCTGTGGTTCTTCCAGACGTCTTTATGAGTACTGATAGGAGGGCTGTATTGGATGATCACTACGAAGCTATTAAAGATAAAACCTATTCATTCTATCTGGCTATAAAATCAGCGGTGATTGGATCTATCGCAGGACTTATACCAGGTCCAAGTTCCTCTTTAGCTGCTATTGCCGCATACAAGACAGCAGGGAAAGATGTAAAGAAAAAGATTATTGCGGCTGAAACAGCAAATAATTCCTCAGTAATTACTTGTTCAATTCCTTTAATGTTATTAGCATTACCTATTAACTTTAATGCGTTATTAATGAGTAATATTGTAGACATGAAAGGTATGACTATATTTGATGAAATATATGAGCCGAGTGTTATTGAAGGATTAAGAGTAGTAGACGCTTCTATGTTAATCTTATTATTGTGTTTAGGACTTTACTATATATTATCAACTCATTTAATTGACTGGTATGCGAAATTCATCGTTGCCATTCATCATAAGATGAAAATCATACTAGCAGTTTTATTGGGTTCGTTAATTATTGTTGACTTATGGGCATCTGAATTGACCATCCTAATGTACTTTATCCTTTTAGGATTATTTACATTACTCGGGTTTATTCTAAAATATAAAAACGTATCACCCCTTCCGTTTTTATTCGCCACAATTTTAGGGGATAAGCTGGTTTGGTTATATATACAGACCTATAACATTTATTTTTATTAAAGGAGAAATAATATAATGAAGAAAACGTTATCTACAATCATACTTACAGCAATCGCTACAACAAGTATGGCCTTTTTTGGAGAGGATCAATTAACAATTGTATCGCCTAGCTCTAAAGCAAGTCCTACTACTGTATTTGCTATGGGTGTAAAGAAGTCTGTTGGTGGTAAATATTATCAAGGTTCAAATTGTGAAGATGCAGGAAGGGCTTATGAAGAGAAGAAAGATGCTGTATTTATTTACAACTCCTCAATGGAATTTGGTGCTCGTAATAAAGGTTTAAATTGTCCTAGTTTAGCCACACCTGAAAATACTTTATTTGCCGGCGGTACTCCTATTTGGATTTGTCGTAGACCTGGTACAGATAACGATTTAGTTGTAGGACAAACAAATGCTTTGGGCATGGCATCTATGTATGCAACAAAGGCACATGAAAGTAAGATGCGTGATGCAGGTGCAGGCGATCTAACTATTGTTCCTTACTCAGGTTCAAAGACTGTTGTAAATGCTTTACGTGCTGGTGATATTTCTTTAGGTTGGATTGGTTCTGGTTTAGCTAAAAAACAAGTGGCAAAAGGTAATCTAGAATGTTTATATACTACAGATCCTAAAAAAGACAACTATATCGGAAAGGCACTACCAGGATTAAAAGTACCTGATTTTAAAATTGGTTACCTAGTATATACAAATACTAAAAACGAAGATTTGTTAGCAAAACTAAAAGCATGGTCGACTGATCCTGAATTTCAAGCTTATATGAAAAAGTCATTAGTTGATGGTACTTTCAATGTAACACAAGATGATATTGACAACATGGCAACATTCGTAGATAAGATGACAGCTCATTGGTTAGATAAGAAGTAGTGTACTTTAAGCTCCTTCCCAATTTACCTCATCCACCCGATTGGATGATCAATAAAATCGATATGAGATATCGTCCAGATTTAGATCTGTTTAGTCCTACTGCGGATGACTATGTCTCTATCGATGAAGTTGAAGATTGGAAGGATCAGTCTTATGATTGGATTAAACCTATGGTGTCTAATAACAATCTTAGGTATAGATTTAATCGAGAAGACGAAGAATGGATGAGTAATAATATTACTCCGGATTTTATAAGAGACAATTCTGGGGTGATGTTTTTCGATCACGAACAACTCCCACATACGGATACTACACGACGTTATGTTATGTTGTATAATTTTGAAGTAGGAGGACCTGACGCCACCCTTTCATTTTGGCAAGAAAATGGATATCCTATTGAAAGAGAAAGGGGGTTAGCTATAGATAGAAGTGCTGATCTTAAATTATTGGAGTCAATAAAAGGACCTTTAAACTGCTGGTATATTTTAGATACTCGGATTATCCACAGTGTTGAAAATATTACAGAGAGAAGGTCTAATCTTCAGTTGAGCTTTCATCAGCTTCCTGATGGCTTGCTAACAGACAATGATACATCTCATGACCTAAAATAGTCATATTCTCTCTATCATCCCAAATTTCAGCCTTTTCCATATGAATATAACATACAGGATCTTCACTATTTACTAGGGTAAAACCTCTAATACCCGGAAAGTGTTTATCGAATCTATCCCCTTCGTTATATCTCATCCACTCCTCATTTAATGCTTCCTCATCAGGATGGAATATCACCTTTACAATAACTGCAGTTCTGCCTATTTCTATCTTGGCATCCGGACCAAAATACCTTAAATTATAATCGTCTAAGGCTGCGACAGGTTGAATTAATAAACTGATTATTAAAAACTTAAATACATTTCTCATTGTTCCTCCTGTGTCCATTCCATGCAACGAAACCGCCCAATCGCAATGCCCAATAAGCCAAATAATTTAAGAAATGAAATCCGTTTTGTTCAATATTAATATCTCTGAATGTTTGATCCATCCACTTTTGATCTTTGATGCCGATAGTGGTTTTCTTATCTTTTTTAAGTAGTGTTGCGTATTTGTATCCATAATCGTGAATTAATCCACCCATTAGTAATACACCAGTTGGTGATAACCAAGTGTGTAAAAACTTAGGAATACTAGCACCATCAAATTGAAATCCTTTCGGGATTACAAAATCTTCACCGTTAATACTGTAGTGAAAATCTTTGGCAATTTCCCATTGACGTGTCCCCATTAGCCATAGCCAAATAGCACCCCAAAAGCCTTTGCCTGCTGTAGGAATAGCAATTGGTTTCATATGTGGCATTTCTTTGTATGAAAAACCTACTCTATCAGCATCACTATCTATGCCGAAACGGTTTATAATGAAACCGATAATAATTAAAAGCCCTACTAAAGTAAATTGCCAAAATTGTAATAATAAATCTATCATGGTATTAAACTATGAAACCATACAGCCACGCCGATTAAACCAGCAATGAATAATATTTCTAAAAATAATTCAAGGCCCATCTTTCTTAACCCTTGAAGCTTTAGCTTCGATCTTGTATTGTTCGTATTTCATCCTGCGCCTAGCTCTTCTTTGAGCAGCCCAAGGCCCTATAATATTAGTGAATATCAAAAATCCTATAATACTATACAGTATTAATTCCTTCGCCTCACTCCAAATATAAGCTACCAATTGTTCTGTATTACCCTCTTCTATTTCAGAAATTTGAGGTTTTTCTGGAGATATCTCTTCAGCCACTTCATCATAAGCCATAGATGTAAGCAGATTAGCCGCGGCAGCAGTTGGTCCTGCCACAACATTAGTAACCGCCGTAGTTGTTACGGTTTTTCCTAAATTTTTAAGATCTAATGAACCTTCACCTAATGTGGCACAACCCGATAAAAAACAGGCTCCCACTAACGCAATTACATAAGTCATAATTTTACCCATAAATAAAAAATAATCTATTTTATTTATAAAATTATGACGCTGATGATTCATGAAGTTATTAACGAAGATATGTTTTCGTTAAATCTTGAAGATTATAATCTAACATTCGATGACGGTTTATATTCTCAATATTATTATTCGCATCGGTTCGAGAAAATCGATACTGATAAAACATACTTTATATCTTCAGGAATAGTATGTAATAATAATAAACAATCAGATTTATTCTTTCCTTGCCATCAGGCACATCAACAAGCATTTAAAGGTGATTTTTCACAATATATGACTATTGATCAAATTAAAGAATTATCGGAACAATATAGAACAAATATAGGGTGTCACTCACATTCACATACACGCTTAACAAGTTTTAGTACGTTGAAGGAGAAGGTAGATTATATAAAACGAGATACAGAAATGATGTTAGAATGGTTTAATAAAAATTTAAACTTTGTTCCAACATCATTTTGTTTTCCATATAATGATGATATGGATGGTTTATATAAAGGATTATTGAAAGGTTATGGCTTTACTGAATTCCACGGTCGTGAGAGAACACCAATTGAAAAGCTTCTGCACGATGCACACCAATCTGTTTTCCACGATGCATAGCTAATACTTCCATAGACTCCGTTGATCTAGCATCTGGATAATCATGTAATTCAGTCTTATATAATGACATTACTTGTTGTTTCTTATGAATAAAATCAGTTACATCTTTATATACATTTGGTGTAAATGAACCATTTATCTTACCAAATGACCAATCAGTAGAAGATGGAATCTCACACATATACACAGCATTAACTGTAGAATTTGCCGTTGGACGACAAGCTACCATAGTAGCCTCAGATACTAATCTATGATCTAAATGTATATCTGTATTAGAATGTGTATATACTACATCTGGTTCAAATTGCATAACTTTCTTTGTTATATCACTGCAAACCTGATTATAGGTAAGATTACAATCGGAGTGATTAAGAATTGTTCCCTTCACCCCCAGATGTTCACATGATTGTTTAAATTGTTCAATTCTTGCACGAGATACATCTTCGTTACCAAATCGATCACCTCTACACAATACAAATATTTCTACTTCATGACTCTGCGCGAGTTTATTAATAGTTCCTGCCGGACCATAAGCCTCATCATCTGGATGGGCAAATACAAATAATATTTTCATAACATATCCTTTATTATATCATCTAATGAATACTTCGGGGCATACATTATATTTCTTCTGAGTTTTGTTAAATCAGGTACTCTATAATTAATGTCTTTAGTATTCTCACTAAACACTTCTTTATAAGGAGTCATTGATAACTTACAAGATGAATCTGATAATTCAATAACCTTCTCAGCTAATTGCTTAATAGTTATTGGTTGATCATTTCCAATATTATAAATTGGAAACTCCTTACTATTATTATACTCTAATTGTAACAAAAAGTCAACCGCATCTTTAACATGACAGAATGATCTAACTTGCTTTCCATCACCATGAACAATTAAATCTTCTTTATTTTTAATAGCCTTAATAAAATTAGGAAGCACCATCCCATAGTCAGGAAGTTGGCCCGGTCCTACTATATTAAAGAATCTAGCAATAATAAAAGGAAAGGAAGAGGCTGCTATCATAAACTCTGTAGTTAATTTAGCAGCTGCATAACCCCATCTTAATACTTGAGGGTTTCCTATAGATAAGTTTCCATCTTCTAAAAACGGACCATCTCCATATACCTCAGAACTAGAGGCAAATATACATTTCTTATTATATTTTTCTAAAAGAGGAATTACAGCCTGAATTAATTCGATATTATTTTCCAAAGTTCCCTTAGGATCTTTATCAATATGTTGTACTCCAACCGAAGCAGCTAAAAAATAAACAACATCGGATTTTTCAATGAAGAAATCCAGTATTGGTCCTCCATCTCTAATATCCTGTTGGTGAAAATAAGAAAAATCCTCAGGCATCTCTGAAGTGCTAAGGTTATCAATAATAGTGACTTTATGGCCTGCCTCTAAGAGACGCCTCGCCAGGTGGGTACCTATAAAACCAGCACCACCCAATAACAAATAATTCATATTATAAATTGACTATTTCTACTCCTGTTAAGCCTTCTGAAGAAACTAGTTTATTAACAAACTCCTCTTGTTCAGCAGTAAGTTCATTAAATGGATAAAAGAAAACATCATCGTTATTATCAGTTAATAATAAACCAAATTTAGCTAAAGGATTATGGCCATAAGCTAATAGGTTTGGACAATAAGCTCTATCATTTAACAAGTATACAGAGCCTTTTAAATCATTAAGAAGAGGGTTAACGTCTTCACTGGCGAGATCAGACTCAATCATTGTTAATATATCTCTAGTGATATTGTCAGTTGTAACAACGAAATCGCCTACATCATTAAATCTATAAAATCTATCATTAGAATCTTTTAAAGCAGGAAGGCAATGATTATTATCGTCGACAATTGCTTGTATCTTATCCATATCAATAACCAGCCAATCCGCTCCAGCTTTCTCTTGAACATACTCTAAATCATCATTGACTGGATCATTAGAATTATCCTCACTCGCATCGAGTTCAATATTCCATTCAAGCCATGTCTTATCTACATATACTTTATTATCTAAAACACAGAAAAGATCCCAATGACCCCAATCCATTTCTGGAATTACTGCGGTGTCATATAATTCCTCAATTGCCAACATAGTTTGTGTTCTTCTGCATCCTTCTTGTAATGACTCATCATATTCACAAAACCTATCTAAAGATGTTCTGACATCTCCATATACTGGATCTATGGCGTTCTCTTCTTCTGGCGTAATAATTGACATAAACTCGTTCCTAATAATAAATTATATTGGCTTTATCGAATGGATAATCAACATCGATAATTTCCTTAATTAAACTGACGTTACTTCGTTCGTCCGTGTATAATGTATTTATACCAAAATCATAGTTATAAAAGTAAATAAAGAAAGGAATATCAACTTTCTTTTCAAAATGCTTCAAATCAATGAGATATACTTTATTATTATTCTTTAAAAGATTATAAGTCATCGAATTGTAGAATGGTGTCAACTCAAGTTTATCCACCTCATTTCTAATGTATTTATAATCTTTTTCATTTAACGATTTTACAGGCTCACCCGGAATATAATCAAATACCAGAAAGCTATTGGTTTCTTCTAATAGAGTTGGAAGGAGATTGGATTTAGCAGATCCTAAGAAAGATACAACATCAGGAATATCCACTTGTTTTTGTAAATAACAAAACGTTGGATCTGAATCATTATGGAATGTATCTGCATTAGTGTATACAAATCGCAATGATTCTTTATGAACGTATTTCTTATTATCTCTTACGAAAAAATAAAAGAAATTCTTCCGAGTAAATGGTGTGTAATCTAATCCAAAGTCTTTTTTATAATCAGATTGTGCTTGTCTAATTAATCTAACCTTTTCATTAATAATATATGTATTCATCATCTCTATCTAAGTCCAGGGTAGAACAATGAATACCCCCAGCAAAGATTTCACCATTCTCTAATGTAACTTCAATAACATTGAATCCATGTTTATCTAATATATCCTTAACACCAACAGCTCTCTTATTTACAACAACAGTATTTTCGTCGATACTTAATACATTAATATCCATTCCACGAGATGAAGCTAACCGCATTTCAATATCAGGTCCATTATATTCTTCAGTTAAATTTTCAGGATAAAGATATTCCCAATTTTTAAATTGGTCAGGCATTAACTTCTCTATTCCTTTATACTTCGGGTCAACTAAAAATTTACCAGGACATAAGCTTACTATTGCACCATCTATATGATTATCTGCAACATGTATCATATGAAAATCAGTTTCAGGAAAGAATGATTTAACCCATTGATAACCTTTATAGTGATTATAACTATTTACATTAACAATACAATCTCTTCCTATTCTAAGGAATTGTGCACCATCAATAGCCATAACATAATTTTTAGGAGGGTTATTATAATCTCTCTTATCCCCCCAATGTTCTAAATCAATAGTATCTTCAGTTAGTTTAGTATGAGGGGCTTTAATCCAATTATGCCCACCCGTTACTTCATCATATACATCATATAATAAAGTATTTTCATAATACCTATTTCTAACAAAGGTAGGTGTTTCTATTAACTTATCATTATACACTAACGTTAAATCTCTAACATTAGAAGCTGAAGATAATTCTGATTTAAATGACGGTGTAGAAAATGGAATAATCTTAGTTAAAGGTTCGGGTCTGTATACCTTACAATATTTTGAAAGTGTTTTTTCTAAATCATCTAATTCCTTATTTCTTAAATCAATAAGGTCCATAGTAACATGATATTCGTCAATAGGACTTTCGTATATCTTTTCACCTATGGCTTCACGATAAAATTGTCTGAATGTTATATCAGATAATCTTCTTTCTAATTGTAGTTCTCTTCCAACAACAACCTTATTAAGTTTTCCAAATGATGTATTACTGTTTACCATTTATTCTCTTTAGATATTCTATTTTCTCACGAATCTTATCATATCCTTGTTTATCATATTCGATATGTTCATGCCAAAAATATACATTTTCTAATTCCGCGTCGCTATATTCTTTCACAGGTGTGTACCATTCCCCTATTTGATATTTCTGAATTAATTTAATATCAAATTTATTTGATGATACTATTTTATCCATACAGAATTCTTCTAAAAAGTATTCCCCTGTTTGTGCTTTTACCTTTAACCACTCAGGATCATCACTTCCCATTATACTCATTACTATATCAAACCAATGTTTGTATATGCCGCTCTTTCTTTTAGATATTAAGAATCCGGTATCCATAGGATTAGAGCCGTCTAAACCACCTCTTTGCATCTTCGTACAATAATCATCATACTGTCCTAATGTAATATCATTTTCAAACATACTCTTCGGAAGAGGTTTAATTAGATTCATATCCAAATCTATTTTAATAAAGAAATCTTCTTTTAATCTTTCTTCCATCATCATTCCTATTAAAGGAATATTTAAGAATCCTGAAGTAAATGTTTCGGTTACACTTTTATATTCTTCAATATAAGTTACATTCAATTCATTGAATTTCTCTTTTGTATCTTCTGATATAACGTTTTTAGTGGGGCATACAGCATAGATCGGAATATCTTTTAACCATCCGCCATTCTCTCTCCACTTACTAAAACATTCAATAGCTTCACTTTCCAAACGTCTTTTACAAGATTCACATATTCCTGTATTAACGTTAGTGTCGTTAAACTCAGATTCTATAGCAGCAATTAAGGCGTAAAGCATGGTAATTTAGAAATGTCAGGATAATCATACCATCCTGATTTTTTATATTCTTGGATTTGATTAAGAAGGAGTATACCCTTCGCAGCCTGATCGGGGCTCATGTACATATGATAACCTATTGTAATTTTCTTGGGATCATCATCAACAACAGGAATTGAAGAGTCTCTACCATCGTGCCTTAATCTACGAAGTTTCTTTGCTAACTCCATATCATCAGTTAATATGGCTCCTCCCTTCCCTATAGGTAATCTCTTTTTTTGTTGGAAGGATAAACATTGAACTTGTCCTACTGAATACATGCCTTCTTTAAAACCAACAGCACAATCCCATATATTGTGTGTTACTTTATAAGACTCATTCCACTTATAATCATGGAATGATATATCATAGCCATTATTAATTAACGTCATAGGAACAGAAAGATAGGTATTACTTGGAAGAGTGATTATACTATTAATATTAGAAGCAACTACACTAAGGAGGATAGCATTAGTACAACAATCTACTGCAACAGCGTAAGGTGCACCGGTAAATTCACATAACCTCTTTTCAAATAATTCTATAAAATCATTATTATTTACCATAATATTTTTTTAATTTTCTCATCACTTGTATCAATTAATTCCTGGTTTCCGGAATACAATACTTCTTTAATCTTTTCACCAGGTCTTATTCCGATAATATCAATAGGATGCAAAGGTGGCACAAGGTCAATAATCTTAACCTCTTCTCCCATGTCTAATATATATGTCCCATTTCCCTCATCGATTTCAACCACCTTTTCTAACATTTCTACAGCCTCATCTAATGTAAGAAAATATCTTGACATGTCCACATCAGTAATGGTAACCGGCATATTATTTTCTATTTGCCAATTCATAGTCTCAATAAATGATCCTGAAGATCCATATACATTACCAAACCTTACGATTTTTCTATTCTTCTGATTATCAGATGATTTTGTTAAGGTTTCGCATTTTCTCTTTGTCTTCCCCATATTATTCACAGCGTCCACCGCCTTATCTGTAGATAATAAAACGAATGTATCAAACTCATGATTAAGAATATTAATAACAGGCTTAACATTATTATCCCAGGTCGTTTGAAAATCCTCTTCTTGTAAATCCACATGTTTATAGGCAGCGCAATGGAATACGGTATCTATCTCATTATTATCAAATAGACGACGCACATAATTTCTATTTTTTAAATCACCACAAGATATCTTTAACGAGGGTATTTCGCGCTTTAACTTATATAAATTATATTCAGAAATATCTTGTGCTATTACATTATATCTTTCATATAAACTTTTAACTAAGCCAGCACCTATAGTTCCTCCGCCCCCAGTAATTAATATATTTTTCATATTACATACTCCAATTGTTTATCATGACATAATTGTCTAACGCCTTTAATACAAAACTTGCATGTTTCAATCTCTCCACTTCCATACTCACCCGTCCACGGAATATCAGCTTCTTTATGAAGATAACACGGATATAGATTACCATGAACATCTATCTGAATCGACTTACTTTCTTCAGCCATACATAATGTCTCTTTAAATCCATCTGCTTTATATAAAGCATCAGCTAATAATTCTACCTTATAATAACTATCTTGCTTTTGTATAGGTGGGGTTAAATATTCCATCCCTTCAATATCAACATAATTATTTAAATCTTTATGGAGATAGGTTTCAGTCCAATAGACGTTGGAGAATACAGATACCATATCCTGAAATTTCTTACTATTAAAGTCCTCGTCATTATATGAGAATCTAATACATTGTGCATAATCGGTCGGCTTTCCTGCTTCCCTCATAGCAGCCGCATTCCTAAGTATTTTATCTAATCTGGTATTTCTTCTATATCTTTGATGTAGCTCTTGAGTACTTCCACATATAGTAAAATAAACTTCATCGTCCTTATCTAATAGTATACCCAATTTTCTCCAAAAGGCAGGTGTTTTAGTATCGCCGTTAGTACATATTTCAATATGAATATCCTCTGATTTTAGCCAAGTAATCAATTTAAGAAACTCAGGATGGATAGTAGGCTCCGATTCTACTCCTACTAATTTAATGCGTTTAAGTGACTTATAACTATCCAATTGAGATATAACATCATCAATAGGTCTAATGATTTTAGTGGGCTTATAACTTTTATAATTCCTATAACACAATTGGCATTTCGCATTACATATAGAGGTTAATTCAATTTCAATTTCTTCAATTAACATATAAATTCTAATCCCATTTTTTCAATAAATGTTCTCGTTTGTTTTTCACATACAAAACAATCCGGGTATTTAAATTCTAAAATATCACCATAATCCATTACATCGTCAAAATAATCCTGTTCATTCTCTGCGTGGATATAACAAGCAGCTACCTGTCCATATTGATTAATGTATATTTTTTTATTCTTTATGGAGTTACATTGTATAGTATATTCCTTTCCATCATCTGGTTTAGGTCTTCTCGCAAATAATTGTTTAATAAGTTGATCTCTAATCTCAATGGGCTGTACACCATCTGCTACATCTTCTTGATATTCATTACGCCTTCTTATTCCTTCAGTATCAACAGGAAGATGAAGAGAGAACTCATCAATAAGTTCTTTCATTTGAGATGACTCTAAATCTTCTTTATTATAATCAAATCTAATAGTTTGTATCATATCATTATTCTTTCCGGCCTTTCTATAAGCCCTGGCATGCCTTAGGATTTCATCTAATGAAGAACCTACTCTATATTTCTCATGCATTTCTTGATTGCTTCCACATATAGTAAATGCTGTAAAACATTTTGAAGGAACCTTCTGTCCTAATTGATACCACCAATCTTCACTTCTTGTATTACCATTAGTGAATATTTCATAATATATGTCTCTGCTATTTAAATAATCAATAAATTCATCGAAGTATTTGTACATAGTAGGTTCAGATACAGCGCCAGCAACAAAGAACCTTTGTAAGTTGGGATATTGATCTAATTGTTTAATTATCTCATCAATATGGCGTACATTTTTAGATAGCATATGTTCTGCATGAACATAATTTCTAGTACACAGAGGACACGATAGATTACACATCCCCACCAAATCCATTTCTATTTCTTCAATATCCGCTTTACTAACAATCATAATACAACCTTAATGGTATTTCAGAGGTCTCAGTTTCACTCTCTGCTATATTATAAATCTTATTCTTTCTTAACATATCCAGGTTTTCTTTATGGCACTCCCAACAATGTTTTTCACCATGGAGTCTATATAAAGAACAGGGAGTTACCTCCCCATCATGTAATATCTGTACAAAGTTATTTTGATTAGATACGCAAGTTGTTGGATATACATTTCTATTAATCTGAGTTATATACAATTCATGTTCTTTTTTAGGTAGGTGTATATCTATATCCCAATTAAAATGTTCTTGGAAAGGAAGAGTATGAAAGAACTCAGTATTATATCTGTCTTTATAATATTGATAGTTCTGTTCAAAATCCTCCTGATTATAATTAAATACCAACCACGTTAATATGCCTTTATTACCAGAATATTTGTTAACTAAATCTAAACGCCTTAATACCCTTTGTCTATCTGATCCTACTCTATATCTCTCATGGAGTTCTTGTGTTGATCCAGCAATAGTGAAATAGACATGGCCCTTACATCCCCTAAATATTAATCCTAATTTAGAGTAATATAAATCTGTTTTAGTATCACCGTTAATGTATAATGAAATTTCAATATCTCTATCATTAAGATACTGTATTATTTTAAATAGATCGGGATGACTAGTAGGTTCACTTATCGCACCGGCTATAGTTACAAATTTAAGATTCGAATACTCATTTAATTGCTCAATAATACTATTATACCCTCTTGTATCATATTTGGCAACCGGAAATGTTTCTCTTACACATAAGGGACATTTAAGATTGCAAAGAGAAGTTAATTCTAATTCAATCCTGATTATGTCTTCTTTATTTTGTTCTTTATAGATAGGTGATTGCATCAAAATCTTTCTCTTTAAATACTCTCTTAATAGATTCTTTAGTCATTCTATTATGGTATAGTTTTAACATTTTATGTTTGTTTTCAATAGATAAAGTAACACCGTATATTCCCTTCGGATTGGTAGCAGCTACTAAATTAAATTGTATATCCGGATACTTGTCTAAAAATGGTCCTAGCCTTTCAAAGTTATTATCGGTTACTATTAATAGATATTCATAATCACCTATTAACAATGGATCATCCAAATTAATATCTTCACTACAATGATACAATATCGTGGCGAATCTATCAATAAGATCTGGATACTTCTTTAAGAATAAACCATTAGTATTGATAGAAGGTTCACATCCTCTCTTCTCAAGCTCATCTAATAAAAATTCTAATTGCTCTCTTTTTAGAGCACCAGGTTCACCGCCAGATAATGTCACATTATATCCGGGTATAATTTTATCTAATTTCTTTTTAACTTCATCAAAAGATAATTTAGGCCTGTTATGAGTATCTACACAACAATATTCACAATGCCATTGACAAGTCCAAGTAATAACTAATTCAATTTCTTTTTCTTTCGCTTGTATAGCCATCAATGCCACCTACTCACTACAGTAATGAATTCATCTAAAGCCGTAGGATGTATCTTATCTTTATATTCATTAACAAACTTCTTCATATTATTAAGATTAATCTTGTGTTGGTTCCTTACGTCAAATAAAGTTAAAAATTTAATATGAGGATATCTATTAATCATCTTAATTAAACTTCCGTCTAATAAGTTCTTATCTTCAACCACAACACAATATATTACATCATCTCTATTAGGAAATTCAATGTCATCTCCGATATATTCTACACAATGATAATGAACCTTTCCAAAATGTTTTAATAAATCAGGAAATCTCTTTATGAAAAGTCCGTTAGTTAATAGATCTATCGGACAGTTTTTTTCTTCCAGTATAGAAATTAACTCCTTAATCTGTTCTCTTTTAAGAAGGCCAGGCTCACCACCAGAAAAAGTTACTTCTGTTTTAGGTAATATATTCCTCGCATCTTCTAATACATCTTTATATTTACGAAGAGGTTGATTATGTATATCAGCTACACAATAATCACAGTGCCATTGACACTTATTAGTTAATGATAATTCTACTTCCTTCATCGTAATGCTCTTAGATTCCTCATCTGATTTACTTCCCAGCAGGTTGTAATCAAATGTATATGTGAATCATCATCTATCCTTCCCCTGTACTTTCTTGATATCTCAAAACCATTCTTCCTTGATAGTCCTTTACCAATAACATTATCAGCTCCAAACACTAAAAAGTTTATATTAGGATACTTACTTACATAATATTCTAACCTATCCATATTGTCATCTGTAATGACTAACATGTATTGTATCTTATTCTGATCAATGTCAGGGATAATAATCTCTTCATCCTCTAATTGCTCTGAACAATGATAGAGATAACTATCTACCTGTTCATCAAGATACTTAAACCTCTTAAAAAATGTTCCATTTGTATTGACATTTATTATACATTTCTTTTCTTTCAGTTGCCTAATGACATCTTCCATTATATCCTTAGGAAGGATACCTGGCTCTCCACCAGTAATTGATACATCCGATCCTTCTACAATGGCGTCAAGTTTCTCCTGCAGGTTATTAACCCTCGGTCTATTCCATGTATCTTCTGAGCAATAGTCACATCTCCAGTTACACTTATAGGTAACATATAAGGTGTATGTTCCTTCATCATCATATCCACCAAGGTAGTAATCATCATGCATTAATCAAAACACTCGAATATCTTTCCATTCATCTCTTCTCCATGATCAAAAATATAATTGTATGCGGCATCAAATACTGACTTATAACACTCTTTATTATTATAATCAAAGAAAGGAGAGATAGAAGATACAGTTAAGTTCCTATCATTATATTCAGCTAACGCTAACATTAACTGATGCTGGAATGCCTTACCGCCACAATAACCAACATTCTCAAGATACTTACTTCTTTCTCTATCATGAATCATGTCGGTAGTAATAAAGATCATCTTTCCGCCCCTCATATATTCCATTACAGTATTAGCAATTACATGAGGAATAACAGCATGAAGTCTGAAGTTAAACAGATAAAGACTCTCATTAATAACACCACCACTCGTATAGGCTATAGGCACCCTGGGCTCCCCATCGGCAGATGTATTATACAACATAATATCGATTTGGTCAACTAATTTACATAAAAAATTTACCTTCTCTATAATATCATTTGTTGATGTGAAGTTAGCAATAACCTGATCTGGATCATCTGCTCTTCTTCTATGAGATAAGACAAGGACTCTATGTCCATCTTCTCTTGCCTTTATTACAAAGTCGTTGCCGAACTTTCCATATTCGCCACCACCAATAACTAGAATATTCATAAGTAATGTGTTACCTTCTTAATCTTTTCCCCAGGCTCTGGAAACACTTCCAGTTCACCATGTTTCTTTTCATATCCATCACAGATATAATAATGTTTACAATCCAGGCACTCTTTATTTTTCTTATAAGTTGCGTTTCTCTGCCTCTCAGCAGCTAAATATAAATGCTTTAACTCGTTACCGACATACTCTCTCGGATCAATAGTATGTCCATAGGTAGCGATATTCCAATCAGAGAGGTCATAGATATGTTGATAATACCCGAAGAGGTGTTTTTCGTAACCCTTAAGATAGCAGAAGGGAGTATAACGTACTCTTTTGTCTGGTACTTCTAACTTATCAATAGCTCTTTTTATTGACTCTGTTGCTTCCTTATATGGGAATGCATCCTGTGCATTTGCATCGTCCCAATAGTTTAGAGTTAGAAAATTAACTTGTGCTACATCAAACTGATGGACAAGATCAACAAACTTGTTATCTAGTTCCTTATAATTGTCTTTTGTTACAGTACAATTAAGTCTTACCTTAATACCTAACTGATTTGCAAACACTATTGATTGAGTTATCTTTCTGAAGCCGGCCTTAACACCAACTAATTTATTATGACTTTCTTCATCAAAGCCATGTAAAGAAAAAAGTATCTCATCTAATCCATGCTGCTTTGATTTCTCTAAAAATTCATACTTAGAAAACATTGATCCATTTGAGAGACAAGAAACTTTCAATCCTTTTTCTTTACAGTAATCCAGGATATTAAACCAGTCTGCATGTATAGAGCTCTCACCACCAGATAAATCTGCTTCAGCAATACCACATTCAACCAAATGATCTATTCTTTTTTTAACTTCCTTAAAGGGAGTCTTCTGGTCTAACTGATTATAGTAATAACAAAAGCCACAGCGATAGTTACAGTGAGTTCCTGTATCTAATTTACCACGATTACAATATGGAGTATCATAATCTATTTCAATTTCTCTATGACTCAGTTCGTTGTATAGTCTCATTTTCTAATTTCTTATATCTAATTTCAGTATCAACATGACTACTTAAGTATCTAGCTCTGCTTTCACTCATCAGTTTTATAGCAGCGAATGTTGTCTTTGTGTTACAATTAATCTCATATGAATCACATGCATGTTCACATATACTTTGGGAGTCCATAAACTTATATCTTATAGGATCTGATAACATATCATGTAGGTCTTTGTTAGATAGATTACCAATAGAAAGACCATTACTACTCCAGGCAGTACGGCAGAATGTTACACTACCATCCACAAGAATCTTCGGTATATGATGAAATTTACACTTCTGAGACGCATCAAAATCGTTTTTTGCTACTCCATGAGTATCGAATTCATAGTCCTCATCCCTTCTCTCTATGTTATATTTTATACCAGCCTCATCTAGTTCCCTCAGCTTTTTATTAAATTTATTAAACATTCTCTCATCTGTCTTTGTTAACTCAATAAATTTTTCTGTTGTCTTTCCATAAAGAGAGATGGATAATATAGTGTGGGATAGATTACACTGACTTAGCTTAGCTACATTAACAGGAGTAGCATTAGTAAATATTAAAATCTCTTCCATATGCTCATTTATGAAGTCTAACATCTCATAAATGTGCGGATGAAGAAATGGATCACCTCTGGAAGGAATCATATCAACTGTCTTAATACCTAGTTCCCTCGCCTCAAGCACAGCTTTCTTAAAGACATCAATATCCATAAACTTATATTTGTCAATATCTTTGGCCGCACAAAAGTAACACTTAAAATTACAGCCTTCGATAATCTCAATGCTAATCATTTAAAATCTCTATTATTGGATCATCTTCTTTAAGATATAAACTCTCAAAATTATTTTGGATATCGTCCCATCTAACTCTTAATCCGTGATCCTCTTCCCAATAATCTATATTATGAAAGATAACTTCTTTATTGAAGTATACACATTCTGCTAAAAATCTTGGAGAACAATCCCATTTCCTAGCTACTGGTGTATACACATATGTCTTAAATAATCTGAATATATCAGGCACTGGAGGCTGGAGTGATACCAATCCCTTAGGTTTATTCTCTTTATTAGTTACAATTAAAAGATTGCCATATTGATGTAAATCACTATAATCTTCAATATGTCTGCAATTCTTAGTTCCATAAACCAAAGTATTATTTAACTGCCCTCTTGGCTTCTTTAACTTATCAAATAGAATCTTCTTAACATAATGTATTCCATTCTTTTTAACTCTCTCATATACTCTATCATCTTGTAGAATATACACATTATCTTTATTATTATCTTTTACCTGTTTATTACCACAAGCCATATAATATATCTTATCATATAATAATGTGACATTACTCATATTTACAATACCACCATCTGTAAATAATATTTTAGAGCCTCCAGTAAGTATCTTTGGTCTATTATGAAATACAACTGAGTTTTCTAATTCCGATATCTCTAAAGTATTAAAGTTATATCTACACCTCACAGCTTTAAATAATGTATCTGAGTCAATGTCTTCACATAAGACAATACCCACATTCATTTTATCTTTTAAGATATACCAATAATCAATAACTTCATAGGTATGTCCACATATTCCATGGTTATTATTACTCCATGAATAGGTAAGCCAAAGATCTTTATTTTCTAATTTTACTATCGCAGACATGCCTTAATCATCAAATCACTATCACTTAAAGTATAATTATCTAATCCATTATTAATAATATCATTATATCGCCTCATAATAGAATCATCTTCATTATATACTTCTTCTATTGTTAGTTTCTTATTATGAAAGAATGCTTCGGGTATAATTCTATTATTTGTATCTCTTTGTACATGGACATAATGCACCTGGTTAATTTCATCAAAAATTGAACCAGACCCCTCATGACTTTTCTTTAATATAATAGGCCTTTGAAACTCTCTTTCATATCTGTTTATATTATTTTTTAGATGAGTCATATCTAAACAGGAAACAAACACACCAGGTTTATTCTGAGCCGGAGTCATTATATTAAAGTTGAGTTTTAACATACATTCTTTATCGAATCTTTGGTATGGATACACACCATAGTATGTTACTTGTCTATCATCAGGGTATCGATACATCTCATGAGTATCATTACTAAACACATGGACTTCGTTAGTGCAAAACTCTTTACATTGATAAAAGGTATCAATGTCCAATATTAGAGTTCGATCAAACTTTTGTTTCCATAAACTAATTACTGATTTGAATGGAATGATATCCATCGGATAAAAGTTATTATACTTTTCTTTAAATACCTTCTCAATAAGTTTAATATTATCAGGTTCAATGCCTATAATAACAAACTTTGTACAAGGATAACTTTCCCTTAATTTTCTATAGTATTCGTAGCAATAAAAGAGTGTTCCGTTAAGTTTATTATGATTTTTAAACTTATAGACTACAGCAAGTCTCATTAGAAATTTGAATAGAATTTATCTAGGAATCTATCTTGGATTCCTTGTACATCCTCTACAGTGGTTGCAATTCTAAGATCTTTTTTGAATTTAGAAAACTTTCTTTCTAGATGAGCTACATTTTCAATCTCGTCTTTATAATTTAAATAATCTTCTAACTTCTCAATTAAATCTTCATTACCTGTTTCAAGAATAGAGAGATACTTCTCTTCCCTATTATCGTTAGTAATAAAGAATCCTGCATTAGCCAGATCATTATTAAGCATCATAAATCCATATAATGCGAAACCCGATATTTTAGCTAACTCAGGCGTAACTAACATTCTAACCTTAATAAGAGCTGCCTTTCTAGCTTCATCTAATGGATCAGTCTCACTATGATCTAGTACCTCAATCTCCATTGGTAGTACTTCACTAGCCATACGTGTTTTTGTAATATGTACAGCCTTACCATCATTGATAGCATCACTAATAATTTTAAATGAGTTAGCAGAAAGTTTAAGGACTGTTTCTCCTTCCTCTGCTAAATTGTCTAGGGTGTTTCTTGTTACGTTTGTAACAAACCAATAGGATCCGCGGTCTTCGACCAACGCGAGTTCATAAAGCATCATAATATAACTCCTTTTTTTATTGAGGCAGCATTGAATAGTCTACCATATAATAACCTTTCTTATCTTGTTTCACAGCATCTTTCCACTTAGATTCAAGAATCTCTTGTGCCATAACACCAGTTCTTCTAACATTATCCCAAATATACTTAAATGAATAATAATTAATATCACCACGTTTTTCAAGGAATTGAATCTCTCTCTTTAATCTAATATCAGAGTAGTTACAACCACAGTCATTATGACAAGCACAAACTAGATTACATGAACAATCCGAATTACATATACAATCTGTTCTTAGATTATCGTATCTTGATTTAAGTGTTGTCCAGTGTGATGCATTAATTACAGAACCTTCCGAATATGAAGATATAGATTTATTACCCCAGGTAGTAGCACCAGCTACAGATGCATAGTTAGATCCAACTCTTTCTTTTCTATTCTCACCATCATATACCATTTGCTCCATATCATTAATATGAGCATTATCTATTACAGTTGATGTTTGATAAGCAGAGCCCTGGCGTAGTGTGTGAGAATGATCCGCATGAAGATTATAACGTGTTATCTCATCTCTAATATTAGTTCTTAGTAGATTGATATCTGCTGCTGTAATTGAACCTCCAGTGAACTCACTAGAGGGGCTATAAGCCCTGTTAGTAGAGCAAGTACCTCTATGGTTGGAACAAGTAGAAGTACCAGTTCCATGATTACTGCAATGACTTCCTGAACATGCCATTATAAATCTCCGTCTAAATGCGCTTGAACTGTTCTATCTATTTCTCCAAACGCCTTAAAAAATCCGCACATGTTGTTTACCCATCTATCGGTCCACCTATCCATGTGGTCTTCTTTATTACTCATATCGAATGAGGCTACCGGGCAAATCATACACGTTGTAGCGACACAGTCTTTACAGACGTCGCTTACTCCGCGGCCAATTACTGATGAATATTCATTACTCATCTTCTCAATCTTATTTATAAAGTTTTCATCCTCAATATTACCTCCGTGCATCTTTTCTTTATTAGGAGAGTATAAAGCACCATGGCAAGCATAACTATTACCATCCACATCAATAGCATGCATGTGTGCACCAGCAGCACAATGCTGTTTGGAATCAGAACCATTAAACCAAGTGCATAAATGTCTTTGGTGTTTGTTAACAAATTTAATTTCTTCGGCAGCAACTTTAATCATCTGCTCACGGAATATTTCAACAAGCTTTTCTGCTTCATCTCTAGGTAATTCATCAACATAGTCAATAGTAGGGGCATAAGATATTTGTACATGATCACCAATAGCATTATACTTCTCATACATTCTTTCAAAGTCTTTCCAAGTAGAATATAATGTTCTCATTGATTTAAGAGGTATAGTCGATTTCATCGAAATAGCAACACCTTTCTTAGCAAAGTATTCAAGATTCTCTAATACTTTATCAGCAGATGACTTACCAGTAGCAGTTACTCTAAACACATCATTAATATCCCGGCCATCATATGATATCTGTACATTAAGTTTACTCTTATCAATATTATCTACAATCTTATCTAATCTTCTTCTTTCATAAGCATTAGTGTAAATATGGAAACCGACATTGTCTATATGCTGATACTCTTGCATAATGTTAATAATTAAATCAGGATTTAGAGTGGGTTCACCACCCCAAAAAGATATATTCAGATTGTCGTAATTATCTTTAAAGAAATCACTATCTAAAAAATCATAGATTCTTTTTTTCAAGGCTGCTACTTGTTCTGTATCTAAACGTCTCTTATTTGTCTTTGCACCTTCAAAGCAATAAGTACAGTCTAAGTTACATAGAGCTGCTGTGGTAATTTCTAACGTAAATTGGTTACTTATTTCATGCATTTTTTGTAATCTCTGATAATATATCGGCCATTTTATCCTTTGATACTTTCTCTTTTTCAGGTTGGATAATACTAGACATTTCGTCTGCCATTTCAAGAAGCATCACCGCCTCTTCACGAAATTCCTCTACATTTGATAGATATTTTGCTGCTTCAAATAGATGAGCAGAAGACTTAAATAAAGCCTTATTCATTTGTTTAATACTAGCCATTTTCAATTTCCTCCTTCACTACGGCTTGGAAGTTTGGATCATCCTGTACATTAGCTACCAGCTGACCAATACTTTTATAGGTATATTTGTATATCTCACACAATTCTTCAATAGGTCCATTATTATTTATCTGCTCATATAAACATCCCTTTCTGCAGTAAGATCTTACTTCGCAGGTTTGACAAGGGGACATCTTTCTAAATTCAGGTATCTTCGCAATAACATCCGGTTGATCTTTAAATCTATTACAAGGTACTACTGAATTATCTTCATTAAATGTAAATAAAGATTCACCAGCCCCACAAGAATCAACCTCTTCTTGTTTATACTTTGCCATTATCATATGTCTTAAATAATAGCGTATATAAAAAGGCATTTCTCTATGGGTATTAACAGAATACCATTCCATTAATTCCTTTATACCTTCCTTTAATGATTCAACACCTTCTTTATCCCAAATACCAATGTCTCTAACTAATGTAAATTCAGAGGCAACACCAAACACATCTTCAATAAACAAATGATTTTCTAATAAATTATGATTACCAGAACCTATCATAGAGTGGCATCTAAGATTAGGAATTTGTTTTAATATATCTTTCTTGGCTAGGTATTTAGTTAATGTACCACTTCCACTTAATTGTGGTCTATTATCATCTTGCCATAAACCATCAAATGATAATGATACTTCTATTTGCTTATCAATTATAAAGTCTAATTTCTCCTGGGTGATAACCAATCCATTAGTAGGCATAAAATATTTTACTAAAGGATCGTGTTCTGTTCTTGCCACGATATCCTTCATAACATCAAACTGCAGGAGGGGTTCACCACCAAAGAAATCAATCTTAAACATCTCATCAGGATATTTCTTTCTTTGGTCTTTATAATAATCTATAAAGGTATTAACGTCAATCTTTGTCTTTGACCATTTATCTACATTGCAATAAGAACAATTTAAATTGCATTGTTCACTCATTACAACTAATAATGTTTTCATTTTCTATATGTTTCGTTTAACTCCAATACCTTTCCTAATAAAGAATCCGGATTCATATCATTTAATGCCTTAGTATCCTTGGGAAGGCAAGGGCCACCGAATCCACGCTTTCCATCTGGACCTGGTACTTGAAAATGATGTGTACCCATCCAAGGATGTGCTGCGCAAGCCTGAGTTACTACCTCAAAATCTTCAGCTGAATTAATTATATCATACATTTCATTCATAAACGTTATCTTCGTTGCATAAAATGTATTCATCATATATTTAATATAGCAAGCTTGTCTTACTGTACAAAAGAATAAATTACTTAAATCAATAATAGAGTGCTTCGCATATAATGCAGCCAACTTGTTACATTTTTCTTCTGAATCACCACCAATCACTACCATCGGAGGTTTAACCATATCGTCTTTAGCTGTAGCCCTACTTAAAAACTCAGGATTGTATATAACATCATAGGGTTCAAGAACTTCAGGAAGAATTGTAGATTTTACTATAACCAAACCATCATATAAGAGTTTGAGTTCATCCAGAACACTTCTTATTATAATGTAGTTTGAATTATCTGTTGGAGTAGGAACACAAACAAATATTGCTTTGGGTTTGCGATTAACTAAATCTTTAATAGTTACATCATTAAATTTAGGATCTACAACAACTATTGTTTCTTTGTAGAAGGCTTCTTTTAAGGCAGAGCCAACCATACCATAACCAATAATACCAATCATTATATATTAAATTTTTACTTCAATTATTCCCTCACCGTCTTCTAAAGCAATACCAATCTTTTGATCAGCAAATGTGGTAATAGCATCAACAGCCTTTCCAGCACCATTATCATCAGCAATGATAATATCGCCTTTCTTTGCCGAACCATTAATCTTACATGGAACACGTCCTTTTAGTGCTACAAATACACCACCTTCTAAACTTGAATTCATTTCAAATGCTGGTATAAGAGAAACAACGCCTGCTAAAGGCATGCCTGATTTATATTCAGTAACTTCGTTCTCACCACCAATAGCTAATACAACACCTTCGCCATATTCTGCATCGGGTAAATATTTCTCTGCCAAGTCCGCATAATCAACTGAAGTAGCAGTTCCAATGAAATATCCACCATTATCAAGAACTACATTTGTGGAGGTTTCTGTCGAATTAAAGTGGAAAGAATATCCAGCATTCGGCGAACCTGTATCTGTATCAACATGTTGTGAATAAAACTCACCATGTTGAGTTGTGTGCCCCTTAAAAGTAATTTTAGTAGTGGCAGTAGATTCATCACCCAAAGTCATATTTGATCCAATTTCTTGGATGCCTTGGAATGAGCCAGAATTATATTTAATTTGTAAAGGACGAGCCATAGTTACACCTATAAGAGTTTAATTATATTTATAAGATATTTATATCGGGAATGGAGCTCCTCCAGTCTTTTTTTGCTTGTCATCATCAGCCGGTAGGGATCCATCCGGTCTTCTAGTCGCTTCAATCCTAGCTCTTTCTTCTTCTGCAAACTTCTGAGTCAGTTCTGCATCGGCTAAAATATCATAGTTTTCTGGAGTAGCTAAATTTAAGAATTTGATCAATCTTTGCTTAAGTGCAATAATATCTTCTTTTTCTCCTGGGTCTTGTACAATACCCCTTTGCATTGAAATATCAATAAACTTTATAAAACTTGCTACATCATGCAATGTAATATGAGCACCTCGTCTTGATAATAGATTATTCTTTTTATCTATTTCACGAAGTCTATCAGGATTTTCAAACTTAATATTATCATACCTCATAGCCTTCTTAAAATCTTGCTCTAATTCATCTTTGAATTCACCTTCATCAATCATGTTTTCTCCTTACTCTAAATGCTAATTTCTGTTGAAACCTTTCTTTATTATTAGCAACAACATTTGGTATAGTTCTATGTATATAGTCAGATGAGTACAACAAGACTAAACCAGGTTCATGTGGGACAATTTCTTCAGCATAACCCACACCATTATCATCTCCTAATTTATGGAAAATAACTTCCCCACCCGAATTGGGTCTCCACACAGGATTTAAATTAACTAATATAGTATATGTATCTTTATCTGGCAAGGCGTCAGGATCTGGATTAGCAGGACTATCCATATGGGCATTACTTTTTTGTTCAGGTAGATTACCATGACAATGCATACCATTAGGTCTTCCATTAGCATAACAAGTCCAAATCGGAGGAGTATGGCCTCTCCTCAGAAAATTACCCCAGCCAGGTATATCTTTATGTTTAGGACTTTGCCACATTAATCTTGTAGCTCTAATACCTTCCCCATAACCATCTAATGTAAATTCATTATTAAAGAATTGTTTATTAATATTTTCAAATACATCGTATATGATAGGTGATCTTCTTTTAGTTGATTCATCATCCCATCCAAATGGCATTCTCCAAACACCTTTAATAGAAGAAACTTCATTAGGTCTAGGTGGCCTTGGGTCATGGGCACCAATAACCATCGGATCTCTCATCTTTCCATCGGGTGTTAATTGGGTTATTAATGAATCAGATAAGATAGATTCCTCATTATTCCATTGAGTTCTATCTTGTTTAATATTAACATACCAATATTGATCAACCATCCAATTTAAAGCAGTGGATAGCTCATTAATATTAATATAGTTTTTTTCAATTGTGGGCATAATATAAAAGGGCTCTGTTGAAGAGCCCCCTTAAAGTTTTAAGCTTTTTGAATAGCTTTTAGAAGACCTGGTGTGAACATATCTTCGAACTTGTCATATAAGTGTGCAGTAGCAGCTTTCCACTCTGCAGTTACAGACTCGCTCATCTTATTAATGTTGATACCATCCTTAGCACATACTTCTTCAACCTTCTTAATATCAGCGATTGATTCAGCACGCTCAGTTACAGCAGCAGATAAAGCAGCTGATTGAATGACTTCTTGGTCCGCAGCATCCATCTCAGCCCAGAAATTATCATTGATAAGAACTGAAGTTAAGAATAGTGAATGTTGTGTATCATTAATAGTAGGAAGAGCTTCGTTTTGCTTTAGAGAATAGTAACGTGGGTAAGTAGACTCACCTGCGTCAATCATATCTTTAGCAACACCCTCGTTAATTTCCTCTAACATTAACTGAACTGGCTCTGCACCAACAGCTTTAAATGTTTCAGAAGCAACTGGAGAATGCTCGTGTACACGAACTCTCATACCTTGAAGATCGCTCAATACATTAATATCACGATCAGAAGGTAACATTCTGAATCCACCAGAATATGTAAATGCTAGACCTCTAACATTGCCTTCATTAGTCATTTCAGATAGAATCTTTTGACCGATTTGACCATCTAAAACACGAGCAGCGTGATCATGATCTTTAAATAGGAAAGGCATATCCAAAGCCCACATATCTCTATTGTGCTTTTGACCTAATGTAGTTGTATACATTTGTGCCATTTCTACTTTACCTTGATCCATATGGTCAAGAAGATCGTACTTATTGATTTGTACGCCACCGTTATACTTGTCTGAATATTCTTTAAGAGTTAAACACTCGAAAGAGAACTTATCAGTTTTTGAATTGATCTCGTCTGAAAATTTCTTCGCAGCACGCAAGAACAAATCAATTGGCTCATGGGCAATTACCCACTTGATATTTTGTTTTGCCATGTTATTTTACTCCTTACTTATTAACTAGTTAATATACGAATTACTCGTATGCATTTATATATAAGATTTAAAGATCCAATGTGGTTTTTAATTCGAAACTTTCTATACCCTTTTCATCATCGACATTATGTGTTACATTATTTTGAATGCACTGCTTCCATTCTTTCTTATAATTAATATCCATAGCAGTCCAATGTCTCCTCACTGTAGGATCCATCCCTTCAATTTCAGGAGAAGTATCAAATACATTAATTGTACATCTTTGTGAATCTTCCTTTTCTTTATTAGTAAAGTATTCTTCATCACCAGTAACATTCGCAATATATCTCTTCGCTGGTTCTTTATATCTCTTTAAATCATATTCAGGAAACTTCACATCCATATTATTCTGTAATGACCATTGCTGTATAATATTATCATCATAAAAATGTCTGTACTTTGTATATGGAATAGGATACATAATAAACATTCTTATCTGACACCATTGCCACTTGAGAATAAAGTTCATCCAATGCAGAACATGTCCACAATCTCTTTCCCAATGTTCAGGCATTGCATCAATCAATGGTTTTAAATAACGGCACATATCAGGTGAGAATACATCAGTATATGGTTTCTTAACTAAACCTTCTGTACCATTTTCTTTAATATCTGGTATAAGAATCTTTGCACCAAATATCTGATCTCCAAGTTCACCAGTAACTACTACAAAGTCATCGTATCCTTCCTGTACAGGTCTATTCATATTAAGACCTAATGCTTCATTTTCACCGTCTTCAGCATCTTCAAAGAACTCACCTCTATATTCATGAATACGAGGATGTTTCTGAATAATATTTTCATAAAACCATGGATACTCCATTATACTCTTTTCATTTAAGCATACCCAAATATTCATATCCTTAAATTCATCAGTATCTAACCACTTGTATATCGCAGCAAATCCATTAGTAGAATCAATACCACCAGACCATGAGATCCTCATCTCATAATTCTTGTCTTTACATTCTCGTAGAAGTTCTATGGCTTTTCTATCACAAGCTGCTGTATAATCTACTTCGTAGTCTGGATAAGGTGGAAGAGGCCCTAGAATAGCGTAGAAATCATCAATCGTTCTTGTTCTATCAACAAGAAATGCCTTTAATATATTACCTAAGGTGTCGATTGGAGCCCAACCTCTTTCAAACCTTTCATGGGTTTCATCGTCATTTTCTTCAGCACGGCGCTTTCTTACATAATAATAACCATGTGATTTATCTATTTCTAACTCTGTGTATTTGGTATTATTAGCTCTTAAACGTAATACCCTATTGTGATCATCACTTAGTGATGGTATGTTAATACCATACAATTCATTTGCCATATTTTAATAAACTCCATAGTTAAACGCCGTCAATACCTGGCTGCCTAAAATCAAATCGTATTGATGAAATATATAGCGAATCTGTACTTTCATGTTGTGCCCAAGTATCAATTCTGATAGAATGGCTTCCAGAATTAAACACATGGTTAGTCTCGAAGTTAGTACCAGGTGAACTTGTGGACACATCATAATGTGTTCCGTCCCATACTAAAGTACCACCAACATATATTTTATCAATATAAGTCTCTACGTTATTTGAACCATTACCTCGTATGTGTAGATTATCTAATCTCATTTGTTGGGATAATGAAATACTACCGACCGTATGAGAACGTGAAACAGAAACGTTTCTGAAATACTTATCACCATTATTTCCTGATGGATTATGAGGAGTAGGTGAACGTGAATATGATCCAATACTCAAATATACGTCACGCGTAGCACCTCTAAATTGAGAAGCAGAAATTGAACCAGAACCAGGAATTCCACTATCAATACCGTAATATTCACTTAAACTGATAGGATTTGATCCGCCATATTCAGCCTGAATAGCCGACCACGTTAAATTAGTATTAGGTAAAGTAGCCATTAATTGTCTCCTGCTCTATCTAGTGCATTAATTAAAACACCAGGTTTTAATAATCTAGTATAGTCTCCGCCTGTTATAAGTATCGAATCACTATAACTTGAATGTGTTCCTTGCGCTAATTCTCCAGGACCTACCTGTCTAAGAACTCCCACATCAGTGCCGACAGCACCACCAGTACCTATATAATCCCTTCCGGATCTATATCTGGTTTTCTTCATAGAACAAACTTTAGTTTTGTCCTTATGGAACCACTCATTCCCATCATACTTATATATTAAATCTTTGGCTACTTGTTTGTCTTCACCGTCTCCGCATAATGACCTATAGTTTTGAATTGACCAAATCTGGAAAGCATCAGTATCATAGAAATGTAGAGCATCCGCCTTTCCTTCTTTCCTTAACATATTCATACCCAACATATACGCAGATGAGATTTGAATTTGTTGATATCTGTATATGAAATTAATAGCCCAACGCCATTCACAAACGGTCATATCCTGAAGAACATCTTCTCCATATAAAGGTGAGAGAAGTTGTTTAATATATGGATCTGTACCCTCTATTGCATAACTCGGCACATAATAATCATATTGCTGGTCAGCGTTCTTTAACTCTCCAGCACAATTAGGTTCACCACCAAAGATTTCATCACCCTGTCCCCCAGATATTAAAATAATCCCAGGGTTATCTAAGATTTCTTTATATTTATCTGGCTTAGGATTAAATACGATACCAGCGCAATTAGGCCATTCTTCGCCTGTAATTTGATCAGCTAAATCAGGATATTCCATGATAGTATCATTATCCATAATAATATGGAATGAGACATTATTATTATTTAATGAGTGTAATGCTAATGTTGAATCAATACCACCAGACCAAAGAACATAAACATCTTTTCCTATCGCTCCTATTTCTTGTGCTCTGTCATTACAAATTTCTTCTAATGTTTGTCGAGGAGTATCCGGTGTAACTGTAGGAATTGGAGATAATACTTCCTTACCTTCTTTAGGATTTAATCTATTTAAAGGTCTTCCGAATATAATATCAGCTACATTAAATTCATCATCATTTCTATTTCTCGCATATATTTCGGGACAATAAGTGTCAACCATTTCATCGCCGCAAACCATTCTGTATTCCTTCTCAAAAGAAATCTCAACCGGACTCGTTGCGTTAGGATGCCAGGTAAAACTCCTTAAAAAAATGGCATAAGCATCTCTAATATTTGTTTGCTCTTTTATCATGGCAATAGTATCGTCCATGATTTTGATTTTAGTTGGATGCAAAAAAGCCTGATCTGTTTGTTTAGTCTTTAAGAATTTAATACGACGTATTAAATTTTGAATCGTAATACGAGGGTGAAGTTCTTGTACTCCACCCTGATACGTATCTATTTGATAATCTAAATCTGCTTTACGTTGATATGACATTATATATTTTCCTTTAAGATGCTAAAGACTCATCATCTTCAACCACTTCGAATTGAATATTTCCTCGATCCCTCCAGTGTTTACCCCAATTCTCATCAATAGCAATACAATATCTGCCTCTATGTAAAATAGGATTAGTTTCTTGTTGTTGACTCTCCATATTTCTGTACGAACGACCTGTTACATACTGGCATTGTTGCATAGATTCATCATCATGGAATTGCCAAATATATTGACGACAATGCCAATGTGATTTCTTATTCTGTAAATCAACATGTTTAGCTAAAGGAGGTACCTGATAAAACCATTGCTGGAATTTATCTGTATGATAGAAACATTTAATATCATCGAATGTTATATTATCAGGTGTTTTAATATATCTCTTTACAGCCACCCATTGCCATTTCAATACAAAGTTCAACCAATGCATAGCACTACTTGTATATGTTGTTGTAAGAGGATCTTCGTTGTTCCAATCTTGAGGCATCTCATCTAAAATGGGTTTAATAATTTCATAAAATTCAGGTTCACAAACATCTACGAAAGGTGTTTTATGATCTGCGAATGTCATATATCCTACAGCAAATAAGTTCTGGCCTCCAGCATCATTTACTGTAATATAATTACCAGGTTTACCCATATTAAGTCTATTGGACAGCTTAGTAACATGTACTACATTCACAAAATCAATATCTTCAATCCATTTCTTATAAAAGTCAGGACGTTTAGTATCAGCCTTACCCACAATAAATACTGTAAGTTTAGGCATGTTTTCCTTATCTGTGATATAGCGAATAATAGATAATAAAGCAGCTGTTTGTGTCATAAGACCGTTCCATTCCATACGAATTTCTTTGCCTCTATCCGCTGCATATTCAACGATTTCTTCTGCTCTTTCATCCATTAACTGATTAAAATCAATAGGACTGTCCGCAGGGGCAGGTAATGGATATAAATTCTCTACAAAAGTATTAATATTACCTGTTCGATCTACTACGGCAGCATTAAATTCTTTCGACAGAATCTTTGTAATCATTTTTTCTGCTTCTTCTTTACTTCCTTCCTCGACGTGTATTTCGTCCGGATGCTGATAGTAGTATTTCATAATTATACCTCTGTATTATCGGTTTCTAAAACACCGGCTAGATGCGCATAACACTGCGCTATAACATCTGTAGTCATATCTTCTGTAGTGAAAAATAAATCTCCTGGAGCATCACCAATAGATTCAACAGGATTTAATCCTGCTTCTCTAGCTGCAGCATCCTTAAAGATTTGTGCAGAATAGGTGATCCCATAATGTGCGGGAATTGTATCTGTAAATCCTGTTTCAGGATTTTCCTGTTCCACATCATTTAGGATTTTATTAACCATTACATTAATTACTACAGCATAGCCATTAGATAGCTCCACTCCAGATGACGTTGTATGGTTTGTTGATTGAATTGCCATATTTTATTCCTATTTATTATCTTCTAGTTCTTTAACACGTGCTGATAATTCCTTAACAGCTTCAATAAGTACGCCCGTAATATTACCATAGGCTACAGATAACGCTTCACCATTATCTTTTACTAACTCAGGTAAAACCTCTTGGATCTCTTGGGCGATAACACCAATACCTGCTTCACCATTATCTTTCCTTGTATAAGTTACGCCTCGTAAGGCTTCTACTTTCTCAAGTCCGTTCTCAATAGTATTTATATTATCTTTTAGACGCTTATCAGAATAAGCTGTAACATTAGATGTTGCAGTAACATTTCCTGAATTATCACATCTAAAGGACCAACTTCTACTTGAATTTAAGAATCCAATTTCATTAGACGTAGTAGCATGTATATATCCTCTAGCAGTAGTATCAGAAACAGTAAATTGTAATCCACCGTTACCTGAGCCGGTTCTTACTCTGATGTCTTGTGAATTGATAGCATGAAAATGATTGCCATGAGCGGTCCAGTATAAACCTTCTGTTCCATCATTTCTTGCCCATTTATTATAATATATTTCGCTAAGGAAATAAGCATCATCCGTAACTTGTTGATTTGTTCCACCTGTAAATGTAGGTCCTTGGGGGCCAGTGGCACCACGAAGATTGGTATAACTTCCCCAAACACCAGTATCAGACTCGAATCTAAGTTCGTATCCATTCCATTGGTGATCAGGCATTGGGCCTGTGTTACCAAGTGTGGTCGTCGTGTTCCTTACTACATTCCATCTTCCATTTGAGGAACTCCATTGCCATTTACGGCCGTCGGTATGGGTTCTAATCTGACCATCCGACATTCCACTTCTAAATCCTGACCAACCCATTTAATTCTCCTTAGTTAACAATTGTACCCGCAACATCATATACTATAATTGCCGGAGCACTTTGTGTAGAAATCTGTACCCAAACACCATCTTGATATTGTGATAAAACTTCAGTTGCTGTATCATACCACATATCACCATTATTCACGCCAGTACTAGGTGCTGTAGTAGCTTCTGTATATGATGCAAAATTACTAGCATGCTTTCCATCCAATGTATCAGCATCTAATCCCGATCCCGCACCATCGACAGTTTTAAGAGCTGTTAATATTTCTGCTGCTGTTTGATCTCCTGTAGCTCCTGCTTCAATACCATCTAATTTAGTACCATCAGTGGCTACATCTCTACCGTCGACTGTACCTGTCACAGTAATATTACCATTAGCGGTTAATCCAGCAAATGTAGGTGAATCACCAGTACCAACTCCCAAATCATTTGTATAAGTTGAACCATCAGAAGTATTAATAGTTAATTCTCCAGTAGATCCTGTATAACTAACAGATGATACTCCCGCAACACTTGTTGTAGATGCAGATGTAATTCTACCATATGTATCAACAGTTATAACAGGAACTTGCGTTGCTGAACCATATGAAGCAGCAGTTACACCAGAAGTATCTAATGATATAGTTCTATCTGTTGATAAATCACCACCACCTGTTAAACCAGTACCTGCAGTTAATGTAGTTGATTTATCGGCTTTTGTTGCTAAAGCGGTAGTTAATGTAGAAGCATAATTAGCATCATCATTAATAGCCGCGGCTAATTCGTTTAATGTATCTAATGTACCTGGTGCACCACCAATTAATGTTGTAATTTCATTATCTACATAAGTAATAGTGGCTTTAGTATCTAAAGCTGCTTGTAAACCATCTACATTAGCAATTGTATGATCATGTGAATCATCTGCAACAGTTGTAGTAATTGAAACATTTCCGAGATCTGTCATAGTAGCAGAACCAGATACATCACCAGTTAAAGTAATTGTAGGATCGTTTACATCAAAATCTAATTTACCATTGGTATCATCATAAGTAACAGAAATACCTGATTCGGTATTAGTAGATATCATATCACCAACAACATCTTGTACTTCTTCCGTAGTAATACCTTGATAATCTATTTGTCCACTCGTCGTTATACTAAGGTTACCAAATCCACCAGCATTAGAAACTGTAATAGCTGCTTTTGCTCTTGTATCAGTATAATAAAGATTAGAACCTTCTACTAAATCAGTCGTACTAAATGGATCTAAAGTAACAGTAGCAGCAAAATTACCGCCATCAGCAGTATCAATATCTAAAACACCAGTTGTGGTATCATAATCAAAATCTGTAACACCAGCTACTGCAACTGTAGAAGCCGCTGTTAATTGTCCTTGAGCATTTACTGTAATAACAGGAACTTCTGATGCTGAACCGTAAGATCCTGCCGTAACTGTTGTATCTGTTATAGAAAAAGCACCACTTGTTGAATTATATGTTAAACCTGTAGAAGCTTGAATAGCATTTTTAACTCTTGTATCTGTATAATAAAGGTTAGTTGAACCTTCTGCAACATCGTCTGTATCGTGATCACTTAATGAGAAACTAAAGTTACCAGCCGCATCGTATTGAAGATCTCCAGTACCACTTACTGCAGCGTGGACTCTTGCATCAGTATAATAAAGATTAGTACCTTCAGTAATATTAGTAGTAACTAAAGCTGTATCAGAAGCGCCTGTAATACGTCCTTGTGCGTTTACAGTAAACGACGCGACATTTGATGCATCTCCATAAGTTCCAGCGGTAACAGTTGTATTTGATAAATTAAATGTTCTACTTTGAGATAAATCTCCACCGCCTGTTAATCCTGTGCCAGCAGTTAATGTTACTGCTTTATCAGCCTTTAATGCAAGGCTATTAGTCATTGTAGCTGCAAAGTTAGCATCATCATTAATAGCAGCTGCTAATTCATCTAACGTATCTAAAACACCAGGCGCGCCATTAATTAAATTAGTTACTTCAGTATTAACATAGGCTTGTGTAGCCACTGAATCACCGCTAATAGTAACATCAGCAAATTCTGGTGAATCTGTAGTAGCTACTGCCTGGCCAATAGAGAACTGACCGCCCGCGTAACTAACACCAGTACCTGCGCTTAAATGAGCCCTGACTTCTGCAGAACTCGGACCTGTATATGCTAATTCACCCGTTGTTGAATTGTATGTGAAAGATCCATCGCCACCGTTATCTGTTAAAGATATAGCGTTTCTAACTCTAGTATCAGTATAATATTGATTAGTAGAACCCTCTACTAGGTCATCAGTACTAAATGGATCTAAAGTAACCGTAGTAGCAAAATTAGCACCATCGGCTGTATCAATATCTAATTCACCGGTAGAAGTATTATAATCGAAATCGGTAACACCAGCAACACTTGTTGTAGATGCAGATGTAATTCTACCTTTAGAATCAACTGCGATAATAGGAACCTCAGAAGCTGAACCATAAGATCCCGCGGTAACTCCTGTATTAGCATGTGTAATAACGATATCGGTATTACCCAAATTAGTCATTGTAGAAGAACCGGTAGCATCACCCGAGATGCTTAATGTAGGATCATTTACATCAAAATTAATAACACCATTTGCGTCGTCATATGTAACAGAAATACCTGATTCGGTATTTCCTGATGTCATCGCACCGATAATATCTTCTATGTCTTCTTGTTCGGTTTTTAACCAACCTAATGAATTCCATGCAGTTACACCATCACCAACCTTAAATTGTTTTTTAGTAGTATCAAAACCTAATTCAGCCTCTGCTAGAATTGGATTATTACTACTCCAATTTGCTGATGTGTCTCTACGAAATTGAATTTTAATTGCCATAGTTTACCTTTAATTTAAATCGAATGTTATAGTAGCCCCGTCTTCATCAGCACTGTGGCCCAAATTCATTAATTTGCTTATTATACCGTCTGATGTCAATGAAATTTCTGGATCACCAATAGTAAATATATTGCCATTAGCATCTTTTGAAAATAATTTTTGGTCTGCTGTATTTAAGGCTAATTCACCCTGTTCGATATCAGTGTTATTACCAGTATTATGGGTAGGGACTCTACCGGCTACTGATGTTTGTTTAATTTTTAAAACGGTTCCTGCCATCTTTTCCTATGAGAAATTTACCTTATTACTCTTATTTATAATAAAAAAAAGCCGAGGCAAAAGTTAATTTATCTCGGCTTTTAAATTAACTTCTAGATTATTTATATCTAGAATGTACCTCCATCAATTGTGTTAGAAGCAACTGGAACACCTGCTGAATTAAATTTAATAATATAATCTTCAGGATCAGTACTTGGAGGTGCAATAAATGCAATTGCATCGCCTTGACTATTAGATACAAAGATTGAATTACCTGTAAATGAACTCATGCCAGTACCACCAGATGTTACTGGAACGTCATTAGCAAATGTTACATCACCATTAACCGTTAAGTCAGTAGAAACTGATAAAGTACCAGTAACATTAGTATCACCACCAGCTGGTGCAATTGTTAAATCACCAGTAGTTGTAGTAATATCATTAGCACTTAATATTAAGTTATCATCTACTGAAGCATCACCTGATAGGAATAACTTATCAAACTGAGCATCACTCCAAGTAGCTACATAGTTTTCATCTCCAGTATCAACGTCTTTCTTGAAAGAGAATCTTCCAGTTTGGATATCCATACCGAAGAAACCAGTCTTAACATCAGTACCATCGCCCCAATCAAAGCTAACACCACGATCATTAGCATCACCAGCAGCTAAAGAACCTTCACCAACTTTAATTACAGGATCTGATAATTCAGTAACTGTCGAATTAACTGTAGTTGTAGTACCATTAACTGTTAGGTTACCACCAATGATTGTATTACCATCGACGTTTAAGTTATCTGCAATATCTACATTACCAGCAGTAACATCAATACCAGCTGCGAAGTTAGCATCAGCATTAACTTGCATTTGAGTGGATACATTAATAGTACCAACATTTTCAGTAGTAGTATTAGCTGTGGTAATATTTGCTGTAGGAACAGTAACTCTATCTGTAATATCAACTCCTGTAGAGTCGACTGTCATTTCTGTAGTGCCAGCAGTAACAAATGTTAGTGTATCATCATCTGAAGTAGCTTCAGCAGTAATATAAGTGTCTTGATCAATATCAACTACACCACCTAAACCAGTCCAATTACCGTTTACTGATCCTTCAAATCTATTATCTGTTGTGTTATATCGAATAGCACCATCACCAATTGTTCCCGCTGAAGGTCTAGTACCTAAAGTACCATACGGTACAACCATAGCTTGATCAGTATCGACTGTAACAAGTCCTGAGCCTGCTGGTGTTAATGTTAATCCACCATTTGTATTGATAGCTGAAATTGTATTACCATCAATTCTTACATTATCAGCATCTATAATACCAGTTACTGTTAATGTTGATCCATCAAATGTTAAATTACCAGAATCTTCTAATTCACCATTAGTACCAGCTAATAGTACTCTACCATCTGTTAGATCTGTAACATTTATTGATGTAAAAGATGATTGACCAGTTATGGATGCTGTACCCGAAACTGTTAAATTACCAACGATATCTGTGCTGGCTTGAATACCAACAGAACCAGTACCGTTAGGACTAATAGTTAAATCACCATTAGTATTTGTTGTTGAAATAGTATTACCATCAAGGGTAATATTATCAACATTAATAACATCAATTTTCTTATTTGAATCAACTACAAGTGCTTGGTTAGCAACTAGGGTACCAAAACCTGATGAAGCAGCTGGGAGTTGATCTGTATAAAACTTACCACCAATCGCAATTGGATCGATAGTTCCGCCGTTATCTTCGCCAATCCAGAGTTTATCTGAGACAAACGAATAAGCCTGTTCACCTTGGGCTAATGCATTACTTATCGGTTGGGCATTAGTCAAGGAAAACTTAGTAATAATTACTGTACCTGACATATTTTATTTCTCCTTAATTAAGTTATACCGAAAGTAAGTTTGCTATTTAGCTAGAAACTTCCGCCTATTATATTTAAACCATCATTTTCTACTTCGCCGATAACCTTAAATGTTTGAGTTTGTTCGTCCCAAATAAGTACCGATCCGTCGCGTCTATTAGTTGTATCTACATCTAATAAATCGCTCAATTTCTGCGTAGGAGTATACGACATTTGCTTGGCCTGAATCGTCCTTGTATTTTTAATACGGCCTTTTAGTGCCATTATAAGCTCCTAGTTACACTTGGTGTTACTTCTACCTGACCTTCTACAACTCTTGTAATAGGGCCATTAACACCTTCTTTAATTTCTATATCATATACATATCTGCCAGGTTTTATTGTTTCGGTTATATTATTTAACATAGCCACATTAATTTTACCTTGTACAGGATAAGCAATAGTGCATATAAAATCATATGCTGTACTACTTGTATATGTTTTTCTAATTTGTCCAGCGGCGATATACCCAGTAAGGTCTGCTGGATTACCGGTCGCATCTTCAACAGTAACTTCCGTTGAAAAGTCTGAACCTTGGTCTATTGTTATGTTTGAGTATATCGCCATGTTAATATTTATAATTTACCGACTACGACTTCAATGACATTCTCACCGTCTGAATCTTCTAATGCCTTTCCAATTACAGTTCCTACTTGAGGATTATTATTTGCCATAGCAGCGCCGTGTCCTGCTGAAACTAAAAGATCACCTTTCTTAATTGGTCCGGTTACTTTACAAGGAACACGTCCTACTAATGCAACAGCAACTACCATTGGCCCTTGTAAACCAGAGTTCATTAAGTGTGCTGGTTGTGTTGAAACAACTCCTATAACAGCCCTATCATTTTGATTAACTGCTTGAGTAACTTCTTCTTCGCCACCTAAAACTAATACTGTTCCTGGTTGATAATTATCATCTGCCACATAATTCTCTGCTAGGTCGGCGTAAGTAGCAGAAGTAGCCTGACCGTGGAAATAAGTAGCATACATATCACCACCAGAAGCTGTTATATCTCCTGCGGCTGTCCAATTACCATTATCGTCAGCATAAGCAGCCCAAGCACCATCCTGCTTCAAGAAACCTATTTGATTCGAATCATTCTTAATAGTTCTATTACCTTCATCAGAATCACCCATCACAATAGTAGATGCCGCGTCATCAGCATTAACAGTAATATTACCATTAAAAGTAGCATCATTAGTAACAGATAAACCAGTAAGACTTGCAGAACCAGCTGCGAAATCACCAGAAGCATCTCTAAAGATAATTGTTGAAGCTGTATTATTAGAAGTAGCGTTCGAGGTTACAGTAAATGTTCCCCCTTCACTATTAACAGATCCAGAAATACCGTTACCGCTCGTTGCACCTTGTTTAACATAATTGCCTGTTGTATCAGTACCTAACGCCACATTATTACTACCAACTGTAGTGGCAATAGTAATAGAACCTAGATTTGACATTGTAGCTGAACCTGTAACATCACCTGTTAAAGTAATAGTTGGATCATTTACATTAAAATCTAAAGTACCTGTTATATCATCATAATCTACGGATATACCAGACTCTGAATTGTTAGATATCATATTACCAACGATATCTTGTACTTCTTCTGTGAAGTTATCAATATTACCAATAACGTGATTGTGGCCGTCGTCAGCAATAGATAATGTAATCTTACCTGTAGTATCATTGTAGGCTGCCGCGATACCACCAGATTCTGCATTTAATTCGAACATATTACCAGCAACATCTTCAATGTATTCACTAAATGAGAATGCTGAGTCATCAAATACTGTCTCAGAACCAATTAATAATTTTTGTGAAATAGTAACATCACCCGATAATTCAATATCAGAACCAATAGTAGAAGTACCACCACCGGTTGAGTTCATAATATAACGATCGTCAGTATCTTGTCCGCCAACTCTCAATTCAGTAGCATTTAATGTTCCTGAAACATCCATTTTATAAGATGTATGTGCTGCCTTACCAATACCAATTCTATTTGATGTATTAATACGAATAGTTTGTGTACCACCAACACCTAAATTTAAGTATTGTCCAGAAGCTTGAACCCCGCCAGAGGTAAAGTATAAATCACCCGTCATGGTATCACCAGTAGCGTCTACATAAGTGCCTGAAGTACCATCTAAGGCTGTTTTGAAATCATTTAATACTGATGTAATATCACTCTGACTTCCTGTGTATGTAGAGAAATCACCGATATCAGTTTCAATAGCTACGATATCTGTTTCAGCAGTATTTAAATCTGTTTGGAGTGTTAAGATATCACTATCATTTGATTGAATAGCTGATAAGTGAGCATTAAAGATATCTACAGCAGCTGACTCACTTCCATTATATCCTGATAATCCGCCATTAACCAAGTCGATACCGCCAGCTAATGCTATTGTATCAATATCTGCTTTATTAGCATTAGAAGCACTTGTTAAATCTGTATGACTAGTATGGAGGTTGTTAATATTACCAATCCAACTTTCATGGTCATCCGCCTCACTTCGTAGATTATTTAAAGTATCTATTACTGTATCTTCACCAGATTCACCAGCAAGATTTAAATTATCAAGATCACCTACTGCAGTACCAATCTCATTAGTCTTGGTTCTCCAAATTTCAAAAGTATCTGTAAGATTAACGTTAATAGTATTGGCCATATTATTTCTCTATTAATTTTTCTAATAACATTTCAACTCTTGATAATTTATCTTCCAGTGCTGAAATTCTATCTGATTGTACTTCACGAAGCTCATATCTCTCCATAGCAGCTTGAGCTCCCATCCTATCTTTATTTATAATAGCACCCGAAGCTCGATCTCGGTATAATGTATCATATCCCTTTACCTTTATCATATTACCGCAATAGCCCTAAAGTTTCTAATTGAAGGAATAGAACTTGTTGTTTGTGATTTAAACACAATCTTAATAGCAAACAACGTAAATGAAGATGCAGGAGTAATACTATAAGCTACTTCTTCATAAGAACCCGAATCATTAAAAGGAATAACCTTACTGCTTAATGTCCAATTTTGAGTATCGAAAGTAGCTAAATCATTACCTGATTTGTAGTATACTTCAATATCAGTTCTACTCGGTCTGTTAACATCCAAGAACAATTTAATTTCATTGGAAGTATTATCTAATGAAACTGTTTTAGTAACGTATTTGGCTAAAGCAGAACCTCCAACAGGATCTGTTTCTGCCACATCTGTATTCTCATCAATTCTATTAGAAATCGTAATACCAGAACAACGATCTAAGTCAATTACCGGACTTACATTATCTTTCGATGAACTTAATGTTCCCTTTAAGAATAAAGAAGCAGTTGAACCTGGTAATACTACTTGAGGTGTTAATGACATATGATTCTGATTAATAATAATAGGATTATATGTACTCGCAGTAGTATGTGTAGATGCATCTGTTCCTCTAACTCCCCAAGTCATACCTGTATTAGGAAGTGTAATTTCTTGTACTAACGGAAGCAATACATCCCAAGCTAAGTTTTGAGTAGCCATTACTGAATTACCACCAATACCTGTTCCTGTGGCTGGTGTAGTTACTGTGATTGTATATTGATCTCTCTTAACAGAAGAAACTGTATGAGAAGTATTTAATTCAGCAAATGGAATACCATTTACGTCAGCTGTTATACCAGATAATGTTACTGAATTACCATCCAACAATCCATGATTCTTATGTGCAACAATTACATCGGCTGATGCATTAGTAGTATATAATGGATCGTATGTTAAAGCACGAGTTGGAGAAGCTTCGTTATATAATACAACTTCTCTTTCAGTAGATACATCAAATACAGCTCTGTTTAACTTAAATGCAAGATCTTTATTTTGATCTGGCGTCCAAGTTGAAGCATTTTGTGATTTAAATAACACACCATTATAAGGTTGTTTAGAAATTCTATTACCGTTATCATCTTCTTCACCAATCTCTGCATACTTAACAGTATATTGATTTGAATTAGATAATACAACAAAACAATATTCGACACCATCTTGTAAATATACAGGGCTATCGAATGTAAATGTTGTAGTACCTGTTGTACTAACGTCACTGCTATTTAATGTAACGTCACTAAATGGAATGATTTCTTGTGTAGGAATACCTTGATCCATCTTACGAATCTGCACTTGAACCGGAATATTATCATCTTTAGTAGTGAAATATAATTCAAGTGAAGTAATAAACGCACCGCCATCAATGTCTACCATAAATGATTGTGCTAAAGGATCCACCCAAGTAAATCTTCTGGCAGTAGATGTAGATGTTACTACACGACTTTGCTGAACTGTAGTCCTTTGAATAGCAGGAACACGAGTACTTAATACCACATTCTCTTGTGTTTCTATTAATCCTCTGGCTGTGTATACTGCCGCGGCTGATGTATTAGTTAGATCATTATTATTAGTAGAAGAATCAGTTAATAAGAATTTCTTATCACCTGTTCTAAAGTTTAATGAACTGTTATTAGGTACATAAAATGAACCTTTAATATAACCATTAGCATCGGTAGTTAAAGCTGATGCACCTAGTGGATTAGCAGTAAATGTATTTTCGCCTACAATAATTGCTTCGTCATGTGTTGTTTGATCGCCTGCAGAAAGATTATCTAAATCTTTCATATTAACCCAATCAGAAACATCTACATCATCAAAGAATGCGTATAATGTTGAATTAGGTTTTAAACGAGTACCTTCGAATGATACCCAACGTGATCTCATGAACGGGGCAAAATTAACTTCTACTACTCTATCACCTACATTAGTAGTTACATTCTCTGTGCCAATAGAAGTATTAACTCCAGTTCTTGTTCTTGTACCTGAACGAGTTGTTGTGGTATCAACTCCAGCGGCCCAACCCCAATTAAAATTATTTGAAGTTCTTGTTGTAGCACCTGTCCAGTTAGTTTGCCATGAGTTCCATACAGTACCAGTAGCTACATTTTCATCTAGAATATCTCTTAATGCATCAAATACACCATCTTGATTAACAATTAGTTGTGGTCTTCTATCAATATCTTTCCATTCATCTGTGGCAGGAGTTAATTTTAAAGTACCTGTCCAGTTAAATACATCAAATGGGTTAACATTAATAGAACCAGAGTATTGTGATTGATCAATCAATGCACTTACGGTATATGGAAGAGTAACTAAATCACCAGTCTTTTGAGTATCAGAAAGTGAATTGTCAAACAATAACTTCGAATTACCCTCACTAAATAAAGGTCTTAATGTACCTGTAGATCTATCAATTGAAGCACGATACTCTTGTGAGTTAACACGTCCGACTGTGGTATCAGTAAATGAATCTACTAAAAGTCCTGATTTAAATCGTGGAAGACCAGCGTTATCTAAAATTTGACGTTGTTCGGCAGCAGCTTCCAACATATTTAATGTTGTATAATATTCAAGATTATTAATTCTTGATTCTAGCTTACCAATATCTCTCATTGTATAACGTCTATTATCAATATAATTAATAATAACTTCTTCAGGATTTAGTGTGTAAGCAGGAACAAATACATGGTATAATACCATAGCATCTTTAGGTTCACCAGGCAATTCAGGATTTAAATCTGCTACACCTTCTAATACACCAAACTCACCGTCTTTATCTAAGTATACTTTATCAATACGATTTAAGTAATATTGAATGTCCGTCTCAAACTGAGATAATGGTCTTGGACAAATAGAAGTTGAAGCTCCAGTGCCTGTATAATTACCACCAGAGTTATCCATTCTTGGTCTGAAATCAACTGAAGATCTTAATTCAATACCATTATAATTAGGAATATCTTCATAATCTACAGCACCTGAATAGGAATCTACTGTAAAGAAATCACCTGTTGTATGTGAAAAGTATTCATAATCAACAGTAAGATCAGCACTTGGTACATATAATGATGTAGATTTAATTCTGATAGCACCTACACCATAATGAGTATCTCTTTGACCGTTATCTAAATCAAAATGTCTTGTAACATCAACACCGTTATCATCGATAGAGACAATTCTTAATACATCAGCATGTCCTAAATTTTGCCAATTATTAAAGTTTAATGCTACTGATAATACAGTAGAAGCAGAAATCTTTGATTTAGTCTTATGAGTTAATGTTCTAATAGTAGGAGCGATTAATTTAACTGTATCACCATCGTGTGTGCCGTGTGGACCAGTAGGCATTGTTACAGTAACTTTGGGCGGAACGTTGTTATTATCAACAACTATATCACTCGCAGTTAAATCTAAAATTGTACCATCAGTGCCAGTACCAAATGATACTACTTCTAATATCCAATTAGCTTCATTACTTGTAGAACCAAATACTTCGTTAGTGGTAGCACAATAGAAAATAGCTTCATGGTTGGCAACTTGAGATTGGCCTACGTCTCTATTAGTCTCAAATCTATAGTTATAATCAGGTGGATTTAAAGGATCAGTTTCCGCAGAACAAGTAGAAATCCTTTCGTATGGAAGCGGATAAACTAATGAATCTTTTGAAAGATTATGTGAATCAATCGTTGCAGATAAATTACCCGAATTCTCAATTGCGGTAGCATCATCAATTGAATAAGATCCTGTGAATGATACATCAAATACATGTATCTTATATGTAGCAGGACTTGTATTTTCAGAATTTAATAATCTAGCTCTGGCTGAACCAATTACAACAGAACCATTTGTAATATCAAATTTTTCGAATGTTGTAGTATCTGGAGTACTAATTAATGAGGATACAATGATATAATTATCATGAGTTAACTCTGTAACTCTATCTGTAACTAAGGCTGTATCTCTAGCTTTATTAATATCAACATTGGTTGTGTCTAATGTTTGGATTTCATAACCACGAACATAGGCTTTAGATGGCTCGATACCTAATGATAATTTAGTGGTATCCGCGCCAACATGATCTTTCGCAGAAGCTGTAAATGGATTAACTGTATAGTTACCTGATTCATCATAAGTTCTTCTGGCTAATGTTTCTTCAATAACAGAATAATCAGTAGCTCTTACTTGATGTGAAACAATACCATTTTGTAATCGCGCTAATAAAACGAAATTACCATTATTAGCATTATTGGCTTGTTTAACTAAAGATGTTTTAATAGCATATCTATGAGCGCCAGGAGCTGATTCATTAGGAGTACCTTGTGCATTATCATTTAATGATACATCTTCACCAGCACTTACTAATTCCTCATTAACTAATAAACCTACATCATATGATACATCAGTAGTATATTTTGACAATACAACAGTAGCTGCTTTAACAATTACAAAATGTTTCTTTACGTAATAGATACCATCGTCAATAGATACAATAGAACCCTTTCCTGAAGTATCTACGGTGGCTGTCTCTAAAGTAGATGTAGTAAGGTTGGCGGCATCAGCAAATTTGGCTGATCCTTCAACATATTGAACGAAAAGAGTAATTGGATCTGTACCTTCAGCTTCTACAGCATGAATAACCTTCGCGCTGTTTGTTCCGTCTGTAAAGGTAAGTCCGATTGCGGCATTAGCTGTAACGTTTAACGCACTTAATTTTAAATAATCAATGTCATTAAATACACTTACACTACCAGGAATAACAACTGAACCTTCTTTAAACAAGTGATCTCCAACTGAAGATACTTGATTTTGAAGCATTGATTGTAGTTGAGTTAATTCCCTTGCCTGAACAGCATGTCCTGGTCTGAAGAGGACTCTATTATACTTCTCCTTAGGAGTTAATCCATCTACAGCCGTAGGTGTATTATAATCATCCCAATACGGTTCAATGTTAAATTTTATTGCCATCTCTTATTCCTTAAAATTCAATAACTAATCTGATTGTTTCAATTTGATCTGAAGCTCTTGTTACAGCTGTTCTGTTTTCAACAAAAACAACATCGCCTGAATAATGTTGGACTTCAGGATCTACTACCGCCGTACATGTTTCACCACCGGTTGATGCAGTTTCCAATCTAATTAGATCGGAAGTAGTAAATGGTGTATATCCAGTATCCTCATTTTGAACATATTTGATAATACCATTCACACTATCATATTCAACAACAAAACCTTTCGCGCCAGTAACAGTACCTTCAATAACATCATCAGGATCAAATGTTGAACCCAATGATACTTCTAATGAATGTGCTACTGTATAAGCATTAGCAGCTGCTGGAGAACCACCGTCCTCTATAGGATTTTTTACTAATGTAATTTGTCTAAAGTCATTAGCACTTGGAATAGTACCAGCTTCATTACCGTTAAACACCTTATTAATAATAACGTAATGAGTTCTTAAATCAACGCGAGGATCAGCACCAAAGCCACCCTTCGGACCTATAACAGCTCTTACCGAACCATTAGAACCACCACCGCCAGATAAAGTTACTATTGCTTTTGTATATCCAGAACCAATGTTAGTTACTTCAATATCAGTAATAACACCACCAGATACTGTAGCAGTTGCTGTAGCATTAGTACCATCACCTTCAATAGTAACAGTCGGAGCTGAGGTATAACCTGTACCTGCATTATCAATCTTAACATTGTAAATAGCGCCATCCACAGTGTTTTGTTGCACAGCCCATTGATTTAATAATGCTGTATCTGAACCCGGAGTTGGTTGAGTATCTAAATGTACCACTGGAATAAACGAAGCTGTTAAGAATTTAGTACCTGTATCTACTGGAACCGTAAACAAGTATTTCCAAATATACCCGTCAGCGTTGGTATAGTCGATAACACCCGATGTGGTTACACCTTCAATATCAGGATCTTTAGTGGAAACACCACCAGATTTTAAGCAAAGGTATACGTTATTATTATCGGAAATGACATAATACTGCTTTCCTTCTAAATTACTGTCCCTGTCATCATATTCAGAATATGTTTGACCTGATACCCATACGTTTCGTGGGCAAGTGTAAGTAATATCTGTACTATCTAGTTTTTTCATAGCGTACATATTTTCCCACACTGTGTTTGTTGTGTATACATTTTCGTAAGGAACATCAGGATTTAGCTCATCTGTCCAATTATTCGGACGACCTAATCCCATGTAATACGAATCCGTGCCTAAAGCATCTACGAAAACACTCGTAGTATTCAGGCGAAATTCACTGGTAATAATTGCTGACATTTTTATTTAACTCCGTTATGATTCTATAATCTGGCAACCGATATGGGTACCAATAGTTTTATTTATAACATCTCCGAAAGAAATGTTTTGGTATTCTGAAATTTGTCTCCAATTAACAAACTTCGTGTTATCAAAGTGGTCCCACGAGCCGAACTTATTAGCGCTGGCTATATGAGTATACTCTTTTTCTATATAATGACCTGTTGCAACAAATGAAGATGTTGCATAAGCAGGCTGTATATTAATAGTTCTGGGAAGACCTTCTCTTTGGTATCCCGGCTGTATTGATGGGATACCTAAGTCAAACGCCTCTACTAAGATTAAGATCTCACCGAAGAATATAAATCCTGCAGGGTGAATTAATCTTGTAAATGAATTCTTCCATTCTGTTATATTCTTACCCGTCTTCAGAACATAAGAGAATTTCTGATAGAAATAACTATCTTGAATATATTTTTTATCTGATATAAATCCATCAGCTGTAGTAAATAATCCACGACGATAAACCGTTATAACATCACCTGAGGTTAAATCATAATCAAATACTAAACTATGATCTAATTCTTCTGTTGAATTATTATATACAATCTTTTCCGTTGGATATTGTATTATATTATTAACAAATACAACGTCATCATCAAACTTAGGTTTATATCCATAATCATCATTAAAGTCAATTGTATTTGTATTAGACGTTAATGTAAATGTAAATACCGGTGTATGATCTTGATAGTGATTAACAATATCATCTTCTTGTGAGTAGAATTTGCCATCAGAAGGAATAAGCATATCCTCCTTCGGAAAATAAACCTCTACATCATCATTGTATATTAATCTGAAAAAGGCATCGATAGATTCAGGAGTACCTCTACTTCTATAAAATTCACCTAACCTTCTATAAAATAATCGTGGATCGGAAGCGAATGTTCTTGGTATCGGTGCACCAATTTCATTTTGTAGTTCATTCAATAATTTCGTTTCAATATGATCAATATCTCGTTGAATATCTAATTGGTTTAGGTAAAAGCCAGAAGCATTAACCTTCTCCATATAATAAGCATATACTTTAATGAACTCAATAAGTTCTGGGTGATCATCTACAATATGCTGTGGTACCAAATCATCGATAAACGACGAAATGTTATAAGTCTCTCTCTTTTCAAATGGACTAGTAATGCTCATTAGCTATTCACTGTATTATAATCAATACCTGCAGTAGTACCTCCTGTCACCATAGTATCTACTTCCCCTTGAATTGTGGTTTCATTAACATCAATAGTAATTAATTCATTTCTACTTGGTTTAATATCATTAGAAGCCGTCTTAGCAAATAATTTAAGAACACCAGAAATATCTATAACAGATTGTGGTACGAATCCGGTAAGACTTACGTGACCAGTTAATCTATTTACTTCACCAACGTTAGTAGCTAGTATTGTTTCATCTGTAGTCACCACTCTAACGATATACTTTTCTTTTTCTGAATCGTAATAATCTTGTAAATAACATACATGACCCATATAAGTAAATTCTGAAGATTTGATTGTACTATCAGATCCATCATAATCACGCAGCGGCTGATTAAAATTAAACGTATATAGTTTCTCTGTATTTAATGCGGGAGTAAACTCCTTATATACTTGTACTCTAGTTACGTTAGATATAATAGCAATATGAGAATCATCTATTCTTTTAGATAGGTTTGAATATCTAAATACACCACCGAAGTTATCTAATTGATCTTGTTTATAAGTATTGATTTCTGTTCTTATATTATTAGAAAGACCGGCTGAAGTAACATCAGATACATTAGGATTATATTTAAAGTGTATGTCTAATTTAATATATGTGTAATCCGGATCTACTAATACAGGGGTAATTGACACCACATTCTTTGGTTTTAAATAGTTATGAATAATAGCAGCTTTATCTGTATCTGATAAAGCTGGTCCGGATAAAGGTTTAATGGATACATATACTTTTCCATAATCAGGTGGAATATTATCTTCACCGCCCCAAACAGTTAGTGTTTCAATGTCACCCCAATTATTCTGGATAATAGCCTTATAGTCATCTGGCGTAACCGCTCTATTTTGAGCTACATAACCGAGAGGTGCATTAAATTTAATAGAATCCTTTGTTTCCCTCTTACTATATCCTGAGGCATTATCAATCACAGTTACTGTAGCATTAGTATTACCATTAATATCTCCGGCTAAAGCAAATTGTGAAGCACCATTGACATTATTATTACCCACCACAGAATAACTTATTGATATAATATTACCGTTCTTAGGTTTCTTTCCGATAACACCATCACCAAATTTAATTTCATACAAACCCTCTCTACTCTCTTCTAAAAAGAATATCGGAGTCGTATTAGATAAGGATGCTACATTTCCAGCAGGAACATAAATCTCGCTTTGTGTTGATGAGTCTGATTCAAAGATAGTAACCTTTACAGAATTGGTATTAACAGCATCATCAAAAAGATAATAGTGTTCAAATCCTCTGTCGTCATACACATAGGTAGTTGTTTTTAATTGCCCTTGTTCTATAATAAGGTCTTCAAATATATAGTTACCCTCTGAATTAACATTAATAGTAGTAGTATCTGAAACCATAAAAGGATAAGTGACCGAGTTGATTGTTGTAGTGAATGCTGTGCCTCTTGTTATAGTGAGAGGAAGATTCTTATTATTCTCATCCAAAACATTAATAGGATTATTAATAAGTAAATTAATCTTTGCTAAAGCAGGCTTGGTAGAATGTGGTGTATATCCTAGAAGCTTCGCATGTGATACAACGCTTTCTCTAAGTTGTGCTGTATCAATAAATGTTTCATTTAAAGCAAAGTGAGCATTAACAGCATTAATATGTGTAATATATGCTAACACGTCAATTACAGTTGACATAGCAGAACCTTCAAAGTTATAATCAGAGAATGGAGCTGGTTGAGCCTCCATGTACTCTATCAGATTACTCTTTATTTGATTAAAATCTAGTTCTGAAACATTAATTTGTCTATTTGTCGCCATTATCGTATTCTCTCTAAAGAAGTTTCTATTGTTACTACATCACCTGTACCAATAATTTTTATTTCGGCTGATATGTCTATAGCATTCCTATCCGCTTTACTACTTACCTTTATGTCTACAACCCGTACTCTTGGTTCCCAATTGGTAATTGCTTCTTTTATTTGATTAGCAATTAATACAATCGTTACATTGTCAATAGGCTCAAATAAATAAGACCTTAGATTAGCACCAAAGGTAGGTTTAAATGGTCTCTCACCGTGGTTAGTTAATAATATATTTAGTACACTTTGTTTGATAGCCTTTACATCAACTACTACAGGCACATCATTAGTAATAGGATTAATATCGAAATGAAAATCCAGATCCTTATGTAGTGTAGATGTACTTACTGTTATAGCCATATTAGTATTTATTCATTTATATAAATATTCTCGCCTTTTAATTGGATATTCTTATCAGATTTAATTAAAATGTCATCCTTAGCGTATATTTCCATAGCTTTATCAGCTCTAATGTTAATATTATCAGAGGCTTGTATATGTGCACTCTTATTAGTTGTAATGTTAATATCATTACCTGCTGTCACGTTGATCTTATCGGTAATAGATGCGGATAGGTTTTGTTCCCCTACAGCTGTGATATTACCTTGAACATGAGCATCCACATTACCTGCCACAGCCACATTAGCATTACCAGATACTATAACATTAACACTTCCCTTTACCTCTATAGTATCATCGCCGATGATTAATTGGTAATTGTCTCTTTGTATTCTTTCTACCTTAGTGCCATTAGACTGTATTTCGTAATAAGTACCTGAAGTGTGTTTCTCTCTAATACGTTCAGCCCCGGGTGTATCATCATACTCTTTTAAATGACCTGAGGTTGTTTCATATACATGGTTATGAGGGTATTGAGGGTTATAGGTAGAATACGGTTGATAAGTACCCCTTGTTATATCAAACTCCGCATCTGGATCATCACCTTCCCTAGATCTAATATTTAAATCCGGATCCTCAAGAGCTCTTGGATACTGTCCTTCGGGATCAGCAAAGCCCTGTGAAGGGATAATTTGTGTCGAACTAGATTGTGTGCCTGATATAGTACCTAAAATTAAAAAGTCTTGGTAGGCATCATCAATATAGTAACCAACTACTGTAGATCCATTAACTAAAAATGGGCTATGTCCAAGTCCTGATATAGAAGGAGATGTGGTAGGAGTAACTACTAATGACCATACTAAAGAATCTGTAGGTACCTTAGTTTTATCTACAGGATGGACATTATATACCCGTACCTGTATCCTCCCTAATTTTAAAGGATCTTGCAAACTCTCTACAATACCAAAATATAATTTATTCAACTTTATTCATCCTAAGGTTTTGTCTAAACTCATCACCAATAATATTATGTATGATGTCTTTAATAAGATATTTTCCCGAATACTTTTCTGAAGGTACATCATGATCTCCGACAACAGCGTCTACTGTTATTTCTGCTGTATCACCAACACCGCAGTGATTAGGATGGCAATCGTATATTGACATAGTTTGTTGATTCAGAAAACTATTCACAAACTTGGCTGTAAAGATATGTACAGCATCACCATTATTTAGTAGAGGTTGTTCTCTGTGATTATACATGTTACTTCTAAATGGTATCATTGTATTAACACCATTAACATCGTTGCCAAGAGCTACAGCCTCAACCTCTTGCTTTTCTAAATTATAACCTATCACAGTTCTTCCAAATTCCCCAGCAGCTCTTTTGGCTACAGCAGCTGTTACATCGCCATCGATAACTAACTTCTCCGCCTGCCCCATAATAGCCTTAAGATTAGTTTTATCTAAGGAATTTAATTGTGTAAAGTTACATATCGGATCATTTGCTATCATCTTCTGTAATGAATTAATAATAACAGGACTCTTCTTTCCAATAAAATGTTGAAATTGCATAAATGGAGAGTCTTCTTTATTATAACTCTTATTTAAAATCATATTAATAGCTTTCTTCGGACTTATATTAGGACTAATAAACATACCTCTATTTAAGGCTTCATCCTTAACCAATAAATCATTATCAAAAAACTCTTCATGAATCTTTTTAATAACATTAGTGGCTGTGCCAGAAAAACTCTTTGCACATAATGCCATAGAATCTTTTAAATGGTTTACAGCTTTAAGATCAATCACAAACGTTTTAGAACTAGATTTTTTAGTTACACCTCTAATACCATCAGTAATAAAGGTACTATGATAAGACACACCTAAATATTCAAATGAGATGGACACCGCCTCATTAAACCAAGATATAGTATCTGCTAAACCATTAGAATCATCATAATGAATTTCACCGATTAACTCATCTCCTAGCGATTCTCTGATAGTAATTTTATCGACATTTTTTGTAATGTCAACACCCTCTCCACCCTGAACGGAGATAATAACTCTGTATTTCGAAATATTAGCCATTAATCTCTTGCAGGAACTCTTCGTATATTGCTTCGATATGCTGCGGTTTAATTACCTTTAAACGTTGATGTCTAGCGTTATCAGCAGTATCTAAATCTAAATGTGTCTTAGGTGTGGTTCCTGCTAATCTCTTAGGTACAACTTGTAATGTTGCATCGTCTACGTGATACTTAGGTGAATAAGCATAGTTTCTAACTGAGGTGGCAGTAACAGCATCTTGAGAACTTAATCCTAGAATATCCTCTCCACTTTCTCTAAATGTACCAGAAGTAACATCTATGTTAATATATCCATTATTAACGTATATCTCATTAATAATACCCGTGGCATTAGATAATATTCCTCTAACTGTCTCACCTAATGTAAATTTATTAGACAAACTATCGTTAGTCATAGCAGCTACACCATAATGTCTGGTTAAAGAATAATCTAATAACTGACTATCATCCTTTGGCCAATCATTCCAAAAATTTCTAAGCCAAGGATTAGTTAATAAAAATGTCCAATAGTATTTGGTGTTTCCATATAAAGCATAACTTAGCTGGTCAGGTCTTTGTCCGTCAGTTACTACTATGTATTCATATAATGAGACGTCGTCAG